GCCGCAACCAATTGTGGCAAAATTATGTGGATTTACACAATCGGCGCTTGATTATTGGTTGCGACCTTGGCATGGAAATTGCTAGGCCGCAACCAATTGTGGCAAAATTATGTGGATTTACACAATCCACTCAATTGTGGCGAAACTATGTGGATTTACACAATCCGCTCAATTGTGGCGAAATTATGTGGATTTAGCGGGCAGTGCGCTGGTCCTTTATTGAACTTTTTTGGTACTGTTTCTAGTCTAATAATGTTGTTGTTTTTATTAGAGTTTCTATAAGATAATACTGATATACTAATAGTCTATGCATATTGCAAAAAGGGTAGAGCGATTTTGCCCCGTGGGAATTTTGCCTGCAAACCTACCAACTACCCCCGCTACCTTATTGTTACTACCACGAACTCGCGTCCATTTACAAGCCCTTGATTTCATTGGTGAAATAAATAGAACGGTCCGGGTATAATATTCCGAGTGAGGGCCTGATTAGACCCTAAACCAACCCCTAAACATACTCTAATTGCATAGGGTGGCACCCAAAACATGCACCTGAACACATGCTGTTAGCGTATGTTTAGCATACACCTAAAACCTGTTTAGCATATGTTTTGAGTATGTAATATATCCTCAGAATAAAACTTGACATACTCAAAACATAACCTATATTGCTTCTGTGTAGCACCCCACTATAACCTAAATAATGGAGCGACATACTCAAAACATAACCTATATTGCTTCTGTGTAGCACCCCACTATAACCTAATAATGGAGCAAAGCAGACCCTAATGACAGAGCAAAAAGCATTCACTGCCCGCCAAGCGGCTGAGTATCTCCGCGTAAGCGTGCATACTATAGGCGCTTGGAAGCGCAAGGGCATAATCACGCCCGATATGTATAACGCCCTCACGGGCAAACATGGCTATTCCCGCGCCGCTCTCGACGGCGCCCATGATCGAAGGGGCGGAAGCGATATGTGGGTGCCTGTCGTTGACGGGAAACCAAAGTTGCTCGGTGATATGTTACCTCGCACGGTAACAGCCCCGCCCCGCGCACCGACACCGCCCGCCAAGTTTGAGAGCGGCGGCAATGTGTTCGACACCCAAGAAGAGCTGGATGAATATGATCGGCAGTGTGAAGCGGAACACGAGGCGCAATTGGCATGGGATGCCGCCCAAGATTTGGAGGGTCTGGAATGAGTGACCGGGCGTATAAAATAAGTCTCGCCAAAGCCGCACTACAAAATGCGGTGCGGCGCATACATGCGAATGCCAACCTACATGCGCGTGCCCTAGTGAGACGTGCGAATGCCGAGGATGACGGTGAGCTAGAGAAAGCGCTTGCTGCTGTTAGGAGGCTTACAAAACGCCACAGCATGTTGCTGGCGGAATTGAAACGGTTAGAACGCGCCTATTCCGATACGTTAACGCCAAGGGAGATCAAACAGATTATCAGTGAATTATGACCGCTTTATCACTTGGCAGGTTACCTTGAAAGGTATATGAATAATCCCTTGGGCTTCATGCCCGCAACTCAGGAGGACTAAATGGACTATATGGTTGCTACGATGGCACGCAAGAAAAAGGTTGTCGAGGAAGTGCTCGACGATCAGATCATGGACGTGATTGGCGAAGCAATCGGCGCCGAGCCCGTCGAAGTGCAAGATGAGGACGTGCAAACGGCCGAAGTCACTGTCTATGCGGATGGTGAAGTCGAGACGCATGAGCATGACGAGACGCAATCCGATGTTACCGAGGAAGGTAACGACCCGGACTATGGTGCGGCCGCATCGCAAGCTGCCCAAGCCGAGATCGACGCAAGCTATGCGCAAGAGGCAGAGGCCGAAGAAGTGCCAGCCGAAGTGCCAGCCGAAGAGGACGCCGCGCCAACGACGGGCCATAACAATCCAGACGCGCTCAAGGACAAGCTGTTGAAGCGTTGCTCCGGCTATGGCAAAGCGGCGAAGCAAGGTGACGCGGCGCTGCCCTCAATGGCGCTCGATGTGTTCCAGCAAGCAAGTGAACTTAACATCGGCACGCAAGACGCTGATCCGTTGTACTCGCACTATCTTGCGGGCAGGCAGGGATTGAAAGCGCGCGACGTTACGTCTCCAACGCAGCAAGTCTCTAAGCTGCGCGGCATTATCCGTGCGGGTTATTACACTGGCTCGGATGGCGTGGACATGTTCAACTATGCCAACGACAAGTTCGTTGAAGCCCGCGAAGACCCCGAAATCAAGAAGCAGATGAAGACCACGGCGCATTACGATTGGCTTGTGTCAGTCGCAGTGCAGCAGAACGCTCGCATCCCGGACAACACTCCGCTTGGGGCCGATGTTCCCGTGCTAACCGAGGACGAGATCGACGCGCTATTGTTCCCGGACAAAGACAAGGAAGAGAAAGGCCCGGCGGACAAGCTGGCAGCTATCATAAAAAACGCCGAGGCATTGCGCAAAGGTCGCAAGGGCAGTGAAGCCCGCCCCGAAATCCCGCCGGTCAATGAGCCGGAACTGGACGACGCGATCGAGCAGCTCAAGCAACTCATGTGGAAGCTGGACCCGGATGAAGCGGAGAAGATGGCCGCTGCCGAGAAAGCACGCCAGGCAAAGCAGATGGTTGCCGAGGGGCTCGTTGCTCAGTTGGGCATCTCTTCGCAAGAGGCGATGCGCCTGATCAACCGAGCGAAGTAACGCGGGCAAAGTGATTTGACGGGGCTTACCTCCAAAGGTAAAATGGTAAGCCCCTTCGACCTCCAACTCTAACCAAAGAAAGAACCCAACATGAGAAAGCTTATCATCGCCGGAGCATTGCTCGTCGCCTCCCTCGCGCCCGCCTTTGCTGGGGTGAATTGCCAGACCTACGGCAACCAAACCTATTGCCAAGATGACTCTGGGCATCAATCGACCTGCTCAACCTACGGCAACCAAACCTATTGCAACTAACCTGCAAAGGTAACCTCCCAAGGTAACAGGGGTTCAATTGCCCCTGCCCCCAACACAGGAGGAAGTCATGTAGATCGTGGGCGCCTGTGGCCGAAGCCCTTGGCTCGGATGGCGGTGAGATGCTGGCGAACACCTGCTCACTGCCATCACGGCGAAGTGCTAACCCTGAAAGGATTATCAAAATGAGGAAACCTGATTTCGGAAGTGTGAAAGAAGCGTGCGTGCCTTGGGAGGACTGGTCACAGAGCGGCGTGCAGGATTGGGACGGAGGCAATACCGAATGCCCCGTGCCGACGCTCTCTAAGAAAGAGATCATCGTTGTTGCCGGGTGCATGGCTGTTTGCATATGCTTCCTCATTCCGATCGTGATTTATGATTGGTGCCATGGCGGAGGGCGGCGGGCGTGACCCTAGAGGAGCTTCGCGAATATGTTCGAGAGCGCGCTGCAAACATTCTTGCTGGCATACGCCGCCGTCGTCGTGATCAGTTGGGTGTTAATCGAGATATCAGAACCCGACTTAATCGAGATGATTTTAGAAGCCTACGGCCACCTGTGGAGTGAGATCATGATGAACCTTTATGTATGGTGGTGGCTTTGCGGGCACATCGTCATGCGCATGTGCATACCTGCAATAAAGACCGCCGCACCTATCATTTTGCGCGCGCCCGATCCCGAACTCTAACCTCGAAAGGTAATGTCATGTTATTGGCGCAACTTAGTTTCGATCAGTGGTCGGACGTATTTGGGCCGATACTCTTTTGCGTTACCGGCGTGGGCGTGTTGGTCTTTGTGTTCTGTCAACAGGCGCCGCGTACTAAGTAACCTTGGGAGGTAACAATGGACATGATTATCTATTTCATCGCGGGCTGGCAAGTCGGCACATGGATCGTGAAGATTTGGCATTTCGTGTGGGAGAACCGCGACGGGAACTGTGGGCGTCACCCCGTCCTTAAAGAGTTCATGGATCATATCAAACACACAAAACCGCCGGTCACCGGCGAGTAACCTTCAAAGGTAACAAATGGACAAGATCATAATCGTGGGGTTCTTCTCGTCCGCGCTCTGCACCTTCGGCCTATGGCCGGTCGTGTTCGCAGTGGGGGTGCTGTGGTTCTTCCTTCATTGGCTCCCGGAACACACATGAGCGCGATCTTATCCCCCATGGACGTAGGGAAGGTCACTGAGCGCCCCAGCGGGCACATCGTCCTGCGCTACGCCACTGAGCTTACACCCTCCCATGCGGGCGTCTGGTGCGTCTATGGCGGGCATCAACTGTGCCTGCCCAAGCGATCTATCAAATACAACCCCGATACCAACGAGTTCTATGCGCCCTATTGGGCCGTCAAGAGCGCGTTGAAAACCTATAACCTGCAAAGGTAACAACTAGACAAAGGAGAACGAACGTGATGAAGGATGCAACAAAGTCTAGTAAGCCGCGCAAGCGCAAGACTGCCGACGGCAGAGAGATAGTCCACACGGGTAAATCCCCCACGGGCCGCACGTACAATCTTGTACACCCGAAGGAAGCCCCGCCCAAGCAATGCGCGACCCTCGAAATGAACAAGAGTGACTTTGATGTGATCGGGGTTGCTCCCGCGATCCCGCACTCCAGCATGGTGAACATGAACGCGCCGCCGCCCCCATGCGTAAAGTTGAACTCGTGCATAGTGGACCCGCAGCCGAGCGCATTCAGAAAGCCTACTGCGCTCGATCGGCTCGAACAAGAGCTGGCGTCGCTGCCGGAAGACAAGCACGCGGCGCTTGCCCTGATGTATGGGGGAAACCCCGAGCCCCCGACCCTGCGCGAAGAACTGCGCGAAGCCTATGAGCAAGCGGGCAGGGCAGTGCGCGCCGGTTACTACGTGGCCGACGTAGCCTATACCTACACGTCAACGGTGGCAGTGATCAAAGCTCGCCACGCGCACTGACATGGGCCAGTTCGACCTGCTTCTCGAAGTGCCCGATCTGACCATCCACTACTGCGTTGAGATCACCGCCGAGCTGATCCTCGCTCTGCATGACGGCACATTGAACGCTGACCTTTTTGTACAAAAGATTCCACGCGGCTCGATCTATGTCCTTTGTGGTGGTGGGGGAGCCTTCCAAGTGTCTCGGTGGATCGGCGGGAGCTGCGAAGCATGCACCGTCGAAACGATACTGGAGGCGGTGTGCGTGGTAGATGCGTGGCGCTTACCTTCGTAAGTAAGGGAGTGGTTATGGGCATGGGCTTCCAAGAGTTCGCGGAGAAGATCAATCTGATGTTCACGCCCAAAGTGCCGAGGATAACTCCTGATCACGTTCTCGCGCTGGATACGCATGGGCGTAGGGCGTGGGAGCAACTAGACAATGGGCGTTCCATCCACTGCTGCCGGATCGCCTCCCTGGTCGGCGGTTATAGTTTTCTGTCCATCAATGTTTTCGGGGCCAAGCTGGAAAAGTTGGAGTCGTGCATCGCCGCCGATGTCTTTGAAGCCTTCTGCGTCATAGAAGAACTACGAGAGAAGTGGTCGTTACCTTAGCAAGTAAGGAGAGTAAATCATGAAGCAACTATCATGGGCTGCCGCGTTGCTTGTTGCGGGCATTTGCGTGGCGCGCGCGGAGCCCACACCCGAACAACGGGCAGGGGACTATTGTGATGCGGCGGCCCGCCCAGACATCGTTGAGGGCTGTCCGCTCCAGCGCCTAAAGGTCATCTGCAAAGAGCAATGGCTCGTGCGGCATCACATCAAAAAGCATATCGAGTTTCACATGTTACCATGCGAGGTAAGTGATGTCGGAGAATGACGACGCGATGGAAGACCTTCTAAAGCCGGTATATGCGGAAATATTAGCTGCCGGGTTCTCCGATGTGGACCTTTTGCGGCAGCTTGATAAGCAACTCCGGCTGGAGCTTAAAGCGATTACGCGGGCGCAGGCTATGGACGATATGCCTGCTGCCATGCAGCACGCCAAGTTTGTTATCGGGATAACCTATTTGCGGGCGTGGGTGCGCGATAAGATCGACGCGAGCTTGCCCAGCGGCATCCCCTTAGATCGGAGGTTGCTCACATAATAGACCTTTGGGGTTTACCATCGGAGGTAAGGGAATGATTACACCAGATGCGCTGGCGGAGTTCCTAACTTACGCCAGCTTCGAGGACATGCTGGAAGAACAGCTCGACCCATACACCAAGCTATATGTGTCCACCACCTTCGAGCGTATGGACTTGATGATTCGCGCCGTCCGTTACCAATCCGTGTTCCATTATGTCTTCGTGCAGCCGGAGTTCTTGTTGGTCTGGCTCGCCCTTGAAGGCATGCGCGAGAGACTGTTACCTGCCACGGTAACAGCCTAGCAACTAAGCCCTTGTTACCTCTAGTGGTATTATTCGTTGACAATCCGATATTAATCTGGTAGTAATTCATATGTTCAACATCGGAGAGTGAGCATATGGCATCTTCTAGTCCCCTTAAGCATAAAGAAACTATAAGTAAGTTCGGCAACTTCGGGCGTGTAGTAGGCGAAACTGATCGCTCAAGCCACTGCCCGAGTATGATGCAATGTTGCGTGTAGCGAGAGCTGCGACAGCCAGTCAACGGCACTTGCCGAAGAAAGTGATCCTCGATATACTATCTGAACCCTAATTGATACTGTAGAGGGGGGCCTTGTGGCGCTCCTCTACTAATCTGGTGATTACCTTGGAGAGTAACTATGCTTGAAGGAATAAAGTTCGATGAAGGCAAGCCGCCGCTTCATCTTCTTCCGCCGGATGCGCTGTACGCCATCACTGAAATCTTAGACCACGGCCAGGAGATATACGGTGCCCGCAATTGGGAGAAGGGCATGGCGTGGAGCCGGGTCTATCGTGCGGCGATAGGGCATATGTTCCAGTGGTTCATGTTCGCCGGGCCGGACAAGGACACCGGCAAGTCGCACCTATGGCATGCTGGGGCATGCATATTGTTTCTGATTACTTACGAACTACGCGGCATCGGGACCGATGATCGCCCAACTTTATACAGGAGGACTAAAGTTGAACAAGCACCTATCACAAAAACCGAGCCCACGCTCGAAGAGTCAGCAGCCGAAATATTGGCGGTTACTTCGTGAGGTAACGTTTGACCAACTCCCCAAGCCAATCGTCGCGGCGCTTGACCTTGAGCAAAATCTGGTGCTCGTTCGCGCGGATTGGTGGGAGCAGCAACACCCATGGGTTAAACGCATGGTGTGGGCAATGAGCGTGCCCGTCTTCTACGAAGATGATTTCGTGGAAGCGATTTGTCTCTAACCTAGAAAGGTACGAACATGAAGTTGAAGGACATCGAACAGAAACTTACGACATGGTATGCCATGAGTGCGGAGCCGAACGGTCCGGCGGTCTATCTCGTTGGCCCGCCCGGTCGCGGCAAGACGACAGTGCTGGAGACGCTGCCCAAGCGCCTTGAAGCGGCGAACCCCGGCAAGAACTTCGGGCTCGTTGTGCTCAATGGGGCCTGTGTAAGCCTCACAACCGTCTCCGGCTATCTGTGGCCGACTGAGGTAGAGGGCGTCGCCTATTCACGCTTCACAAAGCCGGACTGGTATATTACCAGGGAAGGTAAGTCGCTCGACGAGTACGATGGCGGGGTCATCCTCGTGGATGAAGCCGACAAAGTTGCGCCGGACGAGAAAAAGATTTTGGGTGAAGCGGCGCTGTCCAAGCGGCTCGCGTCGCATTGGTTGCCGCCGGGTTGGGTGGTGTGGTTCGCGGGCAACTCGGCCAAGGACCGTTCCGGCTCGACCAAAGAGTTTGATCACCTGATCAATCGGCGGATGGAGATCAGCGTCTCGGACGATCTGGAGAGCCTGACGAACTGGATGGAAAAGCAAGGGTGCCTGGCGGAGTCGATTACCTTCGCAAGTGAGAACCCCAATATCGTGTTCCCGGACAAACCGCAGGAAGTCCAAGGACCGTTTTGCACGCCAAGATCGCTTGCGTCGATGGATCGTTATCTCCGGTTCATTATGCAGGATAAGCAGCTCAAGGACGTGCCGACCGGCCCCGACGTGCTGGAAGAATGTTCCGGCATCGTGGGGGAAGGAGCCGTCACTCAGTTCATGACGGTGGTGCGGTTGGGGCAGGAGTTGCCTGCCTATGAGAAGATCGTAGCGGAAGCTGGCACTATCCCTGTGCCTAAGCGTCCCGATGCGCAAATGCTGGCTGTCTACAAGCTCGCAGCGCGCGTCTCGGAGAAGGATATTGCGCCGGCGCTGACCTACATCAAGCGCCTGCCCAAAGAGTTCTCTGTGACGTTCCTGCGGACCGTGACGGCGCGCGTCCCTAAGATCATCAGCACTCCGCCAGTCGTGCAATGGTGCAAAGAGAACTCGGCGCTGGTCGTTATGCTGGCGAAACTCAAAGCGCAGTAGTTACTTGCAGAGGTAACATCATGGCGATCATTCCAGCAGATCAGTTCCAGAGGATCGTGAGGGACGTGGAGCGGGCGCGGGGTGATCGCCTATTCGTCCATAAAATCTTTGGAGAGGAGATTATCGTGCGAACAACATATACAGTCTCACTCAAGATCGACATCGACCCCGAAGACAAAGCCACGCATGAAGCGGCGGTCGCGGCGATCAAGATAGCGGCGCAAGTCGTCTTCGCGCAAGTGTCGCTCTTGCAGCTCAGGCGCGCTCCACAAATCGCATTGACGACGGATAACTCTTTCATGGGCACGCAGGCTATTGAGGCGTTTGATCCAGATGCACCAACAGCCTGAGACTCTTCGATCTCGCCTTCGTAAGAGCCCGATGCAGCGATATGCGTTGTTTGCTATCGCGACGGGCATCACCGAGTTCATGGGGGTTGAAGTAAGGCGAAGGTGGTACCCCAAAGTGTACGCGGATGGGAGGGACATATCCCATCTGGTCAATGTCCTGCGGCGCAAGGGCCTGGTGCGATACAAAGACATCCTCACAGAGTCGCCCCGACTAGAGCTGACCAACGCGGGCAAGAAGGAATTATTTGGCGAGGACTTACCATCCACGGTAACAACAAAGGACACTTGAACATGGAAGCACCCGACATTAAAGCGTTTGACGAAATCAAATCCGAGCGCCTGACGCCCAACCGTGTCAAGCCGAACTCGGCCCAGCAGAATGCTTGGGATGAAACGCGCACGGCGTTGCTGTGGCACGCTCCATCTTTTTCGCATATTCTTTATCAGATGATGTCAACCCCGGACGGTAGCACCGTCTACTGGACTGACTCCGTGCCCATCGCCGCGACCGACGACAAGCAGATTTTCCTCAACCCGGAAACGTACTGCAAGTATTCGATGGAGGAACGGGTGTTCGGTGCCGCGCATGAGATCATGCATGCGATACTCAATCACTGCGGCCAGATGCACATGCACCAGAAGCGGGGGAAGATCACCTATCAGGATGGCACTTCAATCCCGTTCGACAACGACACATATCAGATCGCGATGGATATGGTCATCAACGACGTGCTCGTTAAAAGCGACATCGGAAAAATCAACAAGGACTGGTATCACGATCCCTCGCTGGTGAGTGGCGACGACGCGGTGGCCGATGCCTATCGCACGCTCTACAAGGATCAAGATAAGAAGGGCGGCAAAGGCGGCAGTACCTTCAAAGGTAAGAGCTTCGATCAGCATCTCGCCCCAGGTACGGGCACGGGAGAGAACCCTACCCAAGCCCAGCAGGATCGCAACCAAGCCGAATGGAAGATCGCCATCAATGCAGCGGCCAGCGCGGCGCGTGTGCGGGGGAAGATGCCGGGGGCACTCGATCGGTTCTTCAAGAGGCTGCTTGAACCTACCGTGTCTTGGCAGGAGCATATTCGTTCGCTCTTTGCACGTAAGGTCGGTAACTCGGCTTTCAGTTGGGCCACGCTCGATCCGCAGCTCGCCGTCAGAGGTATCGGGGCGCCGGGCAGGATGGGCTATGGGGCGAACAAGATCGTCGTCGCAGTGGATACGTCGGGCAGTATCTCCCAGCAAATGATGGACCACTTTATGACCGAAGTGGGGTCAATCATCGACGACGTTCATCCCCGGCAGCTTTACTTGATGCAGTGCGACGCCCGCGTGCAGGAAGTCAGGGAGTGTTCGGACAGTGGAGACTTGAAGGGGGCCAAACTCAAGGGGGGAGGGGGCACGGATTTCCGCCCGGTGTTCGAGAAGATCGAGGAAGAGATCGGTGAGCCGGATTGTCTGGTTTATCTCACGGATGGGTTCGGGTGTTGGCCGGACAAGAAGCCGTCTTACCCTGTGATCTGGGGCGACATTACACCGGCGCAACATCGCGTCAGATATCCATTTGGGGACGTTGTAGCTGTCAATATGCCCCAATCAGTTAGCTAGGAGGATGTACCTCCCCGCAGCGGGATCGTGGGCACCGGCGAGCGAAAACCATGTTCGGGTGTGGCGCTACAAGGTATTGTTCTGGGCCTCCTAGCTATGAGTACTCGTCCAGTGAAACGATACAAACCCACGAATTACCTTTCAAAGTAACCCAATTAATCAAGGGAGCGACGAGCATGCTATTTTGTGACACAGCTATGGCAGCGGTTGGCCTGGCGCTGTCCAATGCCCGCGAAGACTTATATTCTAACATGGACTGCGGGATCAGCTCAGATGATCTTTGCGACCTGTTCGTGGAGCCGGAGCATCGGCATATCCTACGGCGCGCGTATGAATTAGCTGGTGCTAGTCCGATCACCGTAGGTGCGGTTCGTTATGGTGTACATCTTCGGTTGAGAGTATCCACGTTTGTCATACCTACGTATATGAAGCAGCGACTTACGGTGTATTCCGAGGATCAAGAACTAATAGACAGATTCGAGCATGTCGTCAGTACGCTCGCGGGCCAATACCAATCGTCTTTGAGAATCCTCGCGTGCATCCATTGGCTGAATAAGTATTTGACGGATGTGCGCCAATTCAATATACTAATGCCAGGGCTCAAATCTATAATCCGTGCAGATGACGATAACATATTCCGCAGTAGTCTATTTCAGCACCGACCGGACTTCCAAAGGACCAAAAATCTCCAACGGGCGCTCCATGGCGACAAGCCCGTGCGCAGCGTCCCGAGTTTACCTCCAGAGGTAAGAGCCGCATGCCAGGAAGCCGGAACATTCTTTATGCAAATGTCTATCCTGGGGGATCGTTATCGCAGCCCCCCGCCCGTAGTATCGCTCTCCCCACAGATCAAACTTAGCGTAGACTTCATGTGGCAGACCTACACGACTAACGACACGAACTTCTCCAGCCTGATGGTGCTGTATTCAAAATGATGAAAACTATATTTGCCGATGCCGAAACCTATTACGCTAAAGACTATACACTCCGGCAGATGACGCCGATCGAGTATATCCTTGACCCGCGTTGGGAAACAATCGGCTGGGCAGTGGCAGAAGAACGCCACGGCAAATCGTTCTGGCTGGAGGGCGACGAGTTCAAGAGTTACCTTCAAAGGTTACCCGTCGAAGAGTGTCGCGTCGTTTCGCACAATGCCCTCTTTGACATGACGATATTGGCGTTCCGCTACGGGCTGCATCCCAAGCTTTGCGTGGACACGATGTCGATGGCACGCGCGCTGCTGACACACAAGCTGCCCCAGGGCCGCGTGAACCTTGCCAACGTTGCCAAGTATCTCGGCAAGGGTGAGAAGGGCACGGCGATCCATAACGTGCAGGGTTACCATCTGGAGGAAATGAAAGCCGCCGGGCTTTACGACAGCTTCGTAAAGTATGGGCTCAACGATGTGGATATGACCCGTGAAATCTATTACGAGCTGGCGCCACAGTTCCCGGCACAGGAGTTTTTAATTAATCATATGATCATTGAAATGACGACCCGCCCGCAGTTCGCAGTGGACACGGAGTCGCTCATGGGACATCTGGCGCAACTCATAATCTCGAAAGAGAGTCTCTTAGATCGTGTCGGCGTCAGCAGAGACGAGCTGATGTCTAACGACAAGTTTGCTCTTGCGCTTCAACGTCTGGGCGTTGATCCGCCGAAGAAGACGAGCGTTGCAACGGGCAAGCTGACTTGGGCGTTCGCCAGAACTGACGAAGCCATGATAGGTCTGTCCGAGCACGACAATCCCGAGGTGCAATCGCTAGTCGCCGCACGGTTTGGCTACAAGAGCACTCTGGAGGAAACCCGCACCCAACGGTTTATCAAGATCGCGGAGGTTACCTGGGACGGTAACAATTCGTGGATGCCGATCCCCCTACGATATTCCGGTGCCCACACGCATCGTCTCAGTGGTGATTGGAAACTCAATCTCCAGAACTTGCCCTCTCGCAAGAGCACGCTTCTGCGGGAGAGCTTGATCGCGCCGGAAGGGCACGATGTCCTAACGTGTGATGCCGCACAGATCGAGGCCAGGTTGACGGCGTGGATATGCAAACAGACGAACCTTCTCGAACAGTTTGAGAACGGAGAGGATGTCTACTCCCTCTTTGCGAGTGACGTTTATGGAGTAGAGGTCACCAGGGCCGACAAGCCAAAACGTCTTGGGGGTAAGATTTGTATTCTCGGACTCGGGTTCGGCATGGGATCCCCGAAATTCCAAGATACTTGGCGCGTGCAATCGGCAGACGCGGGCATGCCCATGACGCTTGAGGACGAGGAAGCGCGGCGGATTGTTAACCTTTATCGTTCAAAATTTGTCAGAATTAAAAACACATGGTATTGGCTCAACGATAAAATTTCCGGTATCGCAAGCGGAGCGGCAGAGGGCGAGACGTTTGGACCGTGTACTTTTGTCAAGGGCGGCATACTCTTACCGTCGGGCTTAGAATTATTTTATGAAGATTTAAAATATATAGATGGCGAGTGGGAGTTTACTTTCGGAGGTAAACGTAAGCGCCTCTACGGGGGCAAGATGCTTGAGAATATTATCCAGGCTCTCGATCGCATATGCGTCATGGATGCCGCGATTAGATTTAGGCAGTGGTGCAAAGCGGAGAGGATACACTTACCGCTCGCGCACCAAGTCCATGACGAACTAATATATATTCCACAAAAAGAGATCACCGCTTTCGTTAGACCAGTGCTCGAAGCCGAAATGGCGACGAGACCCTGGTGGGGGCCAGATTTGCCGCTCGCTGCTGAGACTGGTGTAGGTCCGAACTACGGTAAAGCCAAATAAATATTTGAGTATGGCAATAATAAGGCTTGCATTGTGGTTATAAATCAGATATATTCTCGTTATAATTTGGTATCATTAGAGAAAAATGAGCGAGATGCTGCAAACCGCAAGATTGGGCGCCCCTTCTCCTGCCCCTATAGTCGCTAGTGACATGACTGTTCTATGTAGCATGTTCGAGCTGTCTGACTTGCAGGGGCGCATTCTATGCACGCTGCTTGATATGCCCGTCATAGGTACTGCGGACTTGAGCGAGCAGATGGGCACGAGCGATAACGTTATCCGCGCGTCTGTCCAGAAACTCCGGCTTCGGTTGATCCCCTTCAAGTTGTCAGTACGATCACGTTACCGTCTAGGGTATTCAGTCCCGCTAGAAGATCACACAGCCATCTTGGCGATGATTAAAGAGTACCGAATTAAGAAGACGAGGCGCCCAAGATGAATTGGGGAGATTGGGTTATGGGGGGAAAGAGCGTGAACAAACAAGACTGGGTGGTGGGAAGCCCTAAACCCTCTTTAGAAGCTCAGGCACAGCTCGCGCACGCAATGCAACACGCCCAGGTGCAGCATGCGCAGGCGAATGGGATGGCGGCGAATGGGATGGCGGCGAATGGGATGGCGGCGAATGGGATGGCGGCGAATGGGATGGCGGCGCATGCGATGGGGCAGGCGCAAAACATGGATATGCAGCAGTGGCCGAAGACACTATCCCCAACAGAAATGTTGAAGGCGCGCTTGACGCATGGGCGGTTGGACGGCGGGGTGGCGGGGTTTGAGTTCCTCCATGCGCATCCAATCGGAAAGACTGAGGGGATAGTTTCTAACAAGGTTATTGTTCTCGTGGTTACCTCGGGCGGTAACGGCGTGACACTGGAAGATGATGCAGAGCTGTTCCCCAGCGATACTCTGATCACGCAATTAAGGATGCTTTGATGGTAGTCGTAGTCAAGTCCCGCTTCTCCGGGGCGCCGAGGAAGAGATTTTCGTGGAGCTATAGCAAGCTCAAGAATTTCGAGACATGCCCGAAGCGGCATTTTCATGCCGACATCAAGAAGGATTTCATCGACGAGATCGGGGACAATCTGATCGAGGGCAACCTCGCCCACGACGCCCTGGCGAAGTCCATCAAAGAGGGGGGTGCCCCATTGCCCGAGCGGTTTGCCCCTTATCAAAAATGGGTGGAGCGCATTGTTACCAACCAAGGTAAACCAAACTACAGCGTTAGCATTTTGGTCGAGCAGAAACTTGCGATCGCGAAAGATTTTAGCCCGTGCGAGTTCTTCGATGGCGCCGCGTGGTTCCGGGGCGTTGTGGACGTGGCGAAGATCACGTCGATCTTGGATATTTCCAGGGGCGAATACCGCGCGGTTGCTCTGCTTGGAGATTGGAAGACGGGCAAGATACTCGAAGATAGTGTGCAGCTCGCACTCTTCGCGCAGCTCGCCTTTTCGCATCACTCACATATTGAGAAAATTCGCACGGAGTTCATCTGGCTCAAGTCGGATTGCACGACGCGCGAAGACTTCACGCGGGCAGATATGCCGGAGCTATGGGCCGCGCTCACACCGCGTATCAAAGCACTAGAGGACGCCCATAACGCGCAGGAGTATCCGGCTACTCCCAACGGGCTTTGCAAGCACTACTGCCCGGTAAAAATATGCGCTCATTACGGTGGAGGGCGTTGATGGTGCCGAAACTTCTGAGCAGATCATTTGCAATGCAACGTGAGATGCTGGACGCGCTAACCAAGTTAGGGAGAAGGCGGAATATATCGCGCAGTGAGATCGTGCGCCGGGCCGTGTGGCAATACTTGAGAGACGAGCAAAAGAGAGAGCAGAAAGTTCTCTATGTGCAGGAGTACGATATATGACGTTGAAGCCCAATCAAGACCCCGTAGCTCCTGACTTGCGGGAAGAGGCGATGTCTACTTTGTTCTTGTTGCTCGCGGAGACCGGAGAGTTTCATCTGTCGGGGCTTGCAGCGGCCGAAGGGCTTCCACTCGACCAACGAGCCCCCCTCGCAGAACATTGTCTGAATGTGCTTTCTCCAAAGCATTACGACGAAGTTGTGCGGAGCATGGGGATTTATGACGCTCTTGCTTTGAAGCTTCACGAGGAACTGGTTCTTCTAGGGAGCAAGTAATGGCCGCGACACCCGAAGCAAAAGTCAAGAAGAGGGTGACTGATGTTCTCAAGGACTATGGGAAGTATGTTTGGTATAATATGCCAGTCCCCACTATGTATAGTGCCGCTTCCTTGGATTATCTTTGTGCGGTTGCTTTCGGAGGTAATCGCGATATGGCATTATCATTCGCCATTGAGACGAAGGCTCCGGGTAAACGCCCGACGCCGCGCCAGGAAGCGTGCATTGCAGCAATGCGCGAACGCGGCATCAAAGTGTTCGTGATCGACGGCGAAGTGGGTATTTGCGATCTTATTTTTTGGCTAGAGGATGTTATTGATGGGGCTGTTTCCGGCGATCTCACGAGGGCACGTAGTAGTGCCGCAGGACATGGGGCTGGTGGGGCTGTTCCCAGAGGCTAAGGCGCTTACCTTTCGCGGTAACAATGTTCTCGCAATCCCCCATGACTTTCACTCAACGCTGTATCTTCGCTCGCAGGGCATTGACGTTCCGGCGCCGGTGCTTTCGCAGTATGATTGGCCGGGCGAGCGCGTGCCCTATGCGGTGCAGAAGAAGACTGTAGCGATGATGACGACAGCGCGCCGTGCCTACAACCTCAACGGGTTGGGTACGGGCAAGACCATATGCACGCTCTGGGCGTTCGACTACCTCAAACGGATGGGCCTCGCGAACAAGATGATAGTTGTCGCGACCATCTCAACTTTGGAGAAGGTGTGGGTTTCGGAAGTGTTCAGGAATTTCCCGCATCTGACGACCGCAGTGCTCTATGGTACAAAGAAAAAGAGACTCCAGCGATTGGCAGAAGACGCAGATATCTACATCGTCAACCATGATGGCGTGGGTACGATCCTCGATGAACTCATGGCCCGTAAAGATATCGACGTGCTGGCGATCGACGAGCTGGCCGTCTACCGAAACGGGCGCGCGGATCGCACCAAATTCATGCGCAAACTGGCTGCTGGGATGCGTTGGGTGTGGGGCCTGACTGGTGGACCTATGCCAAAGGAAGTGACGGATATATGGGGGCAGGCGACCATCATAACCCCCTATACGGTGCCGAAATACTTCAACCATCTACGCCAGCAACTTTGCTATCGGGTCGGGGTGCATGGGTGGGAGCGCAAAGCAGATGCTATCCCTCGCGCATTTGCAATGCTCCAACCAAGCGTTAGGTACACCCTGGACGATATCGTGGAGTTACCTGAGACGGTAATGCAATACGTCGATGCCCCGATGGGGCCAAAACAAAAAGTTGTCTACGACCTGATGCGCAAGACCATGCTGGCGAAGATCGACCAAGAGGAAGTCACGGCGATGAATGCCGGGGCGGCTATGTCCAAGCTCTTACAAATTGCGTTGGGCTGGGTCTACACCCGCGACGGCACCGTGGTCACGTTGGACAACGAAGATCGTATCCAGCTCATTGTGGACTCAATCTTGAATGCCCAGCGCAAGGTCATTGTGTTTGTGCCCTTCAAAAGCGCCCTCGCGGGGTTGAGTGCGGCATTCACGAACGAGGGCATTGATCATTTTGTGGTGTCGGGCTCGACGCCGATGACGCAGCGCAGGGACTATTTCGAGGCGTTTCAGGAAACCTCCCAATATACGGTCGCGCTCGCGCATCCTGCCTGCATGGCCCACGGGCTCACGCTCACTGCTGCCGATACGATTATCTGGGGAGGGCCTGTGACTTCCTTGGAGACGTTCATGCAGGCCAATGGAAGGATTACTCGTTTGGGGCAAAAGCACAAGCAACTCGTGCAGATGATCGGGGGCACGCCAGTAGAGAAGAAGCTCTATAAAGCGCTCGAAAAGAAAGACGCTACGCAGAAGATGTTTTTAGATATGATCGCAGACAACTCGTAACCTTTGGAGGTAACAATGGCGCCCGGTGTATTTTCTTTTCGTAGCTGGTTTGACAGCAATTTGAAGATAGTATGGTCCGTGAGAGAAGACCGCATTGGCTGTCTCTATAATCATTATTGTGTGCATCACGTAGATTGGTTTGGCATGAATTTGGAGGCGCTTCCCCTAACGCACGACGAGTTCCTAGCGCTCATGTCGCAGTGGCGCCGGGGGAGTAAGGGGCTTCACGTAACCGTCAATATGCGCGCCCAGGAACTTGAGGCATTTCTCACACCCCACGAAATCAACCTTTGGAGGTTTTAGTCGTATCTAGTTACTTTCCGAAGTAACACCTACAAGATATAGTAGTTGACAAGTAACCGATGGGGGTAATAATGACGGCCCAGCCAATTAACATCAGTTTTGATACTCGCGTCGAACAATATCTTAAAGTTCGCGTCAAGGAAGCAGAAATCGAGGCGCGACACAAAGAAGAACTTGCCCCACTCAAGGCGGCTAAACAGAAACTCGAAGCGTTGTTCTTGAACGCGCTTAATTCGACCGGGCAGGATAGCGCGAGGACTGCCCACGGGACCGTGTATAAGAAAGCCCGCGACAGCGCTTCCTTGGAAGACCCGGATGCGTTCTTGAACTATATTATTGCGGGAGAGGCTTGGCACTTGATTGACCGCAAGGCGAACGTCACTGCGGTTCGGGACTTCCTCAACGAAACCGGACAGCTCCCCCCGGGGGTTAAATTCTCAACCATGATTACCGTGGGGGTGCTGTCACCGAAGAAAAAATAGGTTGTTCTATCAAAGTTACCTGCAAAAGTAATACCCAAATCTGGAGTAGATTTTAATGGCTCAGAATGTAACTGTTGCAAAAAATATCAAAGTCCCTGCTCGCTTCGCGGCGTCCGTGGAGGACAACGACGAACTCAGCGCTGGCATTACCCGTGGGTTCTCGGTGCTCGGGTATCGCGGTAAAGTATGGCGCATCAAATCGCACGGCGACGAGATAGACGTGCTGGATGGGGACGGCAACCCGGTGCCGATCATTGAAGTGGTGTTGATCAAAGCAGCAGCCACCAAGTCTAAGACTTACTACCCTGGCGGGTGGGAAGAGGGGTCGAACAAAGCGCCAACTTGCTGGTCCTCAAACTCCGTCCTGCCCGATGCTGGCGTGCTGGAACCTCAATCACCCTCATGCGCCGCCTGCCCGAATAACGCGATCGGGTCGCGGATTACCGACAGTGGTAAGGGCGCGAGAGCCTGCGGAGACTATAAGCGCGTCGCGATTGTGCCTCTGGGAGATATGGACAACGAGGCATATGGCGGCCCCATGTTGCTCCGCATTCCGGGGGCATCGTTGACTGGCCTCGACGACTATGCGAAGCATTTAAAGAGCCTCGGTGTTCCCTACTTCGGGGTGGTCACGCGGCTCAAGTTCGACGTGAGGGAGTCCTACCCGAAAATAGTTCTCACGGAAACTCGCGGCGTGACCGAGGACGAAGCTGACAAGGTAGACGAACTTCGTGCTGATCCGCGTGTGGCGCACATTCTGGCCGAAGAGGCGGCGGTTCTGTTCGCGGAACCCGAAGGGGAAGCCACTGTTGCTCCTGCCCAGGGAGCCCCAGCAGCAGCGCCACAGACCGTCTCACAACGCGCCATGCCGAAGGCACCCGTAAAACCTGCCCCCCAGCCAGCGGCCTCCCCAGCCCCTCCAGCAGCCCCTCCAGCGGTTACCACTCCGAAGCCCGCCCCCAGAGTAGCCCCCAAGCCTGCCACTGCGCCCGCTGCCCCCGCCCCAACTGCCAGACCGGCAGCTAAGGCTCCGACCGGCGCGTTCGGTGTGGCGCCCGCGAAACCCGCTCCGGCGAGAGCCGCTCCTGCTCCAGCGCCAGTTATTGAAGCAGAAGGTGACGAGCCAGGAGAAGCGGATGGAGAGCCCCTCGGGTTCGAGAATGAACTCGATGATGCGTTGGAGAATATCGGTATCTAATATTACTTCCAAAGGTAAGTAAGAGAGCAAATAAGAGGGCGGGACAAAGTTCCCGCTCTCATTTCCTCTGGGGTTCGGTGGCGGATATTATGGTTGATTTCAGCGATGCCCAACGATTTATTGCAAAAGTGGTTCCGTTTACACCCGGCGCCTATGTCAACCTTCACTACTTTACAACATCCAAAAAGCCCGGGGGACTCTACTACATGCAGGGCGTCCCCGTGCAAAGTGTAACAGAGTTCGTAAAGCAAGTGAAGCGGTGTGTAGATAACCCCTCGGGAGCGCGCGACATATACTTTTGCACGTCGTCACAGAGCGAAGTTGGGACGAAGCAAGGGGCGAGAGGGTCATTCAACATTGCTGTGCGGAAAATGGAAAATGCGGTAGAGCAGAAAAGCTTCCGCTTAGACCTCGACGTGGGTGAAAAGAAAGGCTACCAGACACGTAAGGACGCCCTTGCGGCGCTTGCAAATCTCATAAAGCTCACCAGTCTCCCCAAGCCCAACGTAGTCGTGTCATCGGGCTCCGGGGGCTTCCATATCTACTGGATCGTGGCCGAGCCGATACCCATTACAGAGTGGCAACCTTACGCTGATGCGCTCGTGGAAGCTGCCCTGGAAAGCGGTATGGTTTTCGATAGCGGATGTACAACTGATGCGGTGCGTATCCTCCGCGTGCCCGAAACCCTCAACTACAAATCCAATCCACCAAAGCCTGTCACTCTCGATCTCTTTAGTGAGGTAGATTATCTCAAAGATAAAATCTTTGCTTGTTTGGAACCGTGGCTCGGGCGCGCTCCCCGCGTTACCGCGAAAGGTAAGACACTCGCCCCTGACGAGAACGACGAGCTGCGAGCCGGGCTCGAACGTGAATACGCCCCGGCAGACATCAACAGGCTTGCGGAAAGCTGCGCCTGGATTAAATATTCTATCGACACAGGCGGCGTGGACAATGAAAACCTGCTACGCCGGTTCGCATTCGCCATAGCTCTGAGATGCATGGAGCCAAAGGATGCAGCATGGGCATTGATGCGCTTGCGGGAGACTGTGACTGATGAAGAGTTCCTCGATCAGTACGGAAGAGCGCAAGCTGATTTTGTAAAGAAAGAACTCCCAATACCATACTGCACGAGCATTGATAGAGAGCGAAAAGGTGCATGCAAGGACTGCCCACATCTGGAAAAGGGGAAAAACCCCCTCGCCTTTGCAGTGGGCACCCAGCTCGTGCCCGCCGCCGCATGCTCGCTCGCCCCGTTTTTGGTAGGGACAGAATATCATGTGGGCGCTGACGAGAAAGTTTATCGAAGCACGACGGACGAAGATGGGGCGATATTGAATGAGCTGATCTTTCCATATCCGATACGTGATCCGTGGATGGCTAAGGACCAGGGTGGCGGCTTCATCTGGAATTTCAATACTACCATTATGGATGGAAGCCATCTCGATGCGGCGATAAAGTGTGAAGACGTATGCGCGATTGATGCGTCCAGAAAGGCGCTATCAAAGCGAAGCATGTTTATCCCCCATATGACACAAGCTACTCAGGATTTTCTCATGACCTTCCTCCAGAACCTTCGCAATAGTCCCGGCAGCGTCATTCCAGCATCCCCGTTTGGCTGGGCGGAGAATGACGATAAGATCATCCAAGGTTTTACCTTTGGAGGTAAGACCTGGGCACGGGGAGCGATCACACCGGCTGCGGCGCCAATGAATGCTCTGGCTTCCAAATATAAGCCCGCAGGAGACACAGAGCAGTGGCGGCAAGCGGCCAAACTGATGATCGAACAAGGGCGACCAGAACTAGATTGCATCATCGCCTCGGCCTTCGCTGCCCCCTTGGTGCGGTTTACCGGGCACAAGGGCATGACGATCGGGGCGTGGTCGCTGGAGAGCGGCGTCGGCAAATCGACAGCACTGGAGATCGCGCAGGCCGTATGGGGTAGCCCGACTGCTATTTCCGGCCTCACCGATACGACAGTATCGACCGGGATGAAGCTAGGCCAGCTCAAAAATTTACCTGTGTATTGGGATGAACTGAAATCCCAGGAACAGACAAAGCACTTTGTCAACATGATGTTTCAGGTATCCAGCGGCAACGACAGGAACCGAGGGCGCCGCGACGGGACGTTGGCCGAGACAAAGGAATGGCAAACGCTGCTCTTTTACGCGTCGAACGAAGCGCTCTACGATGCTATCTTGCAGCATACGAAGACGACAACTGCTGGGCACATGCGGGTGTTCGAGTATGAAGTCCGCCCGACCGAACAGCCGAACATACATACTGCGGGGATGGTCACGCGATTGGTAGGGACGTTGCGGCAGAACCACGGAGGTATTGGGTTGGAATATGCTAAATATCTCGGAGAGAATTACGAGAAAGTCGCCCTTGATGTCGCGAAGATTAGTGACGCTTTAGAGAAGGCCCTCCACGCGGAGAATGATGAGCGATATTGGATTTGCGCCATTGCAGTGCTCTTGGTGGGGGCGTCGCTGTCCAACAAACTAGGGTTTACCGCGTTTGACATAAAAGGCATGCGGGACTTTCTTGCGATGGAACTCAAGCGCATGCAAGCTAAAAAGCGCGAGGCCCCGAACGATATGGCTAAGGGGGAGAATGTCATAGCGGCGCTGGGCGCATTTCTGAATGAGATGGGGGTCGAACATTCGCTCACAACCAATATAATATGGACGAACGCTGGCAGGCCACAACAGGGGCATGTAAAAGTTATAGGGGATGGCACGCAGCATGTCAGCCGTTTGAAAGTGGTCAATGTCCAGAAGGGCAGGGACGACCACCAAGTCCGCATCCGGTGTTCCGCCCTCACTGAATGGCTAAAGAAGAACGAGTACCCCTATACAGGCTTTACGACTTCACTAGGGCGGCATTTCGGAGCGAAGAAAGGGCGTTGGTTCCTAGCGTCGGGGACGACATTTGGCGGGGATAAAGAATATCTTTGGCATATCAACACAAAGGGCACCGCGCTTGAGAGTGCAATTACTTGGGAGTAGTTACCTTGGAAAGTAAAGTAGAGTTAACGCGTATGCGTGCTCGAGAGTTGTTTTTTATAGGCGACCACAATCGGTTGTATTGGCGTGTGGCGCGGGGATGCGTAGCGGCTGGCACGCCTGCTGGAGCCTTGTGTAATGGGTTCCTGCACGTCAAAGCAGATGGGCAATTCTATTATAATCATCGGCTTGTGGAGTTCATCCTCACAGGGCGGTGGCCTGAGAGGAAGCGGCCAGGGCGGACGACGGGGAGGATTACCTTTGGAAGTAAAAACGTTCACACAAGAGCAAGTGAGAGCCGCATGTCTGGCGTCGTGGCGGGCAGGGTTCGGATCGGCGGCGACCCACTTCGACGCTCTATCGAAACAGTTCCGGGACGAGAGCCAAGAAAAAGAGATGTTGTCTCGGTTCTCCAAGATAGTTTGGCAGTGGATTGATTATCCACCTGCGAGACTGCAACCTCCAAAGAAGGAAGGCTAGTCATAGCCCTTCTTCCCAGCACGCCAGCCGCGATTAGTCGAAGGCGATTTGACGCGCAAGTTGCCGGGGGCATTCGTGCCGCTCTTCCTAAGAGGATTGGAGTGGTCCACGTCTTTGCCATCTCCCTTTGAGACGCGGCCTTTTTTCTCCATGTCAGATCGAGCCGCGTTGCGCTGGGCACGCTTCTTTATCTGCTCGGGCTTGGCGTGATAATCCCGGTACTCTTTTTGATAATCGCGTGCCATCACACCCTCAACAATCGTGCCGAAGGACTACCCTTCGGAATTTCCAAAACAGCCATAGAAAAAGATCAAGTATGCTAAAAGGATCGCCGCCGCATCCGTGGTTAGTGTGCCTGCTCATGATGTGCCCTCTATGACGTCGAGTAGTCGTTTCTCCGTTACTCTGTGGGCTCCAAGAAGCTCCAACAGTGAGGCGTCCGCCGCTATCTGCCACGTCCTGAGATACCGGCCATCGGTAAGGCACCCGGAGAGGGTGAGCGCTCGTAGTTCGCCGGATCGTGCAAGAGCGAGAGCGTTCTCAAGCTGCTCAACTACCTTCTCGCACGGTTCTGGGTTGACGGGGGGCCTGTCCGCTCGAAGGGGTACAACGTCGTTCATTTGCGCTTCTTCTTAATTCCGAAGTCGAGGGGTTTGCCCTGCTTGATCGGATGCTTCTTCATCTCCCCAGCAAAGCGCTCACGATCGGACTTGGCCTCACGCTTCTTTGGAAGCACTGCTTTGGTTTCCATTGATGCTTTATTACTTGCCAAGGTAACTACTCCTCTATTTACTGTCCAACGTTGAACGTGCTGCTGTATTGGTCAAGTGTAGACTTGGAGCGCTTCGTCACGGGCATGCCGAGTTCGGTCTTGCCCGTTTGCTTCTTCGCGGCGCTCCCTAGAGCCGAATGCGTTACGCGGCGATCAAGGGGCTGGCGTGCGTTCCAAGCTGATATCGCCTGCATGGCTTTCGCCTTGTCGGCTGGCGTCTTCGCACTGGCCCAACCCTGGACGAGTGCGTTGCGTTGCACGCCCTGGTCATGCATCTCCTTCCCGGCTTGGTAGCGCGCCGTACCGTAGTTCGCCACTGACGCGGGCGTAAAGCCGAGTGACTGCACTATGGCCGGTCCAAGCCCAACAGGCGGTAACCCTGCGGTGCCCCTGGTCGTTGGCTTGCCCTCGGTCGCCAGTCGATACGCCTTAAGCATATCGTCGATCGCTTTTGCTGGGATCAAGTTCTCTGCGGCCTTCTCGATGTCGCCATGCATAGCTGCTTGACCACCTGCCATTATGTTTTGCGCAAGCGAACCGGGCGCGCCGCCGATCGTGCTCCATATCCAATTCATCGTGTCTTCGGGCTTGTTGGATTTGGGTTCGCCAAAGGTCCAGAGCGAGGCCAGGCCCAGCCGGTGATGCACGTCTACGCTCAACGGCCCGAGGGCGCGAGAGAGCCCGTGGGCGACGATCTCCCCGATCTGGGGGCCGAAAGCGTTCGCGAGTTCTTTCTGGATTTCAGTCTCGATATCCCCCCAATTCGTATTGGTGATGCCGAACGCATTCGCCAACATAACGGGTGCCTTGATCAACTCAAGTGGCAACCCGAGCGCCCCCGCCATTGCGGCATGGGTGCCCACGACGCCCGCGAACGCCCGCGCGGCCTCACGTCGTATTTCAGGCGTCTCCCCCTTGAACGTGTTATAGAGATTGCTCGCCAGCAGATGATAAATCATCTGCGGGAACTGCTTGAACTGGAGGAACGGCCTCAGTGCCGGGTTCCTGAATATCGGGGCAGCGTTGGTTGAGGAATAGAGCCCCTGGGTATTCGCCAGGGTATCCTTGACATAGCGCACCGCCTTCTCATGATCGCCGTTATTCTTGGCGATCTCCATCCGGTACGCGGCGATGGCCTCTGCTACGCGGTTGATGCTCTCGGTCGAGCCGGTCATTTCCCGGAAAGCCGCATCGACACGAGAAAGCGCGCGGTCGCCCATGTTGCCGTATTCATGGAGCTGGTTCACTTCGTACCCAGAAGATGCATGAACGTGCCCGGTCTCGGACAAGTCATCGAGCATCTTGTTGAGCGCCTTACCATCGGAGGTAAGTGCCAGCCGCTTTTTGAAGTTGCCGATGAAATCAGTCGGGTCCGAAGTCTCGTCACGAGCTACGCGGACGAGCCCTTGGGCGCCTTCCTTGAGGGCGGTCCCGGTCCCCATGTCCCTATAGGCCCGCGCCAGCTCCCCATACGCCTTACCGAAGCCGTGCCGCGCGCCAAGCACCGGGCCGGAGATCATGAGCGGGTGGGTCATATGCAACATAAGATGCGCGGGGGATGCCATGTCTTTCAAGAACGACAGCACCATTGCCCGCTTCCAGAACGGCGCCATTTTGCCCGTATATTCCGGCGAGCCAAACCCATAGAGCCTGGACTCCATCTCTTGCAAAACTCTTCGGCTCTGGATCGGATTGCCCGAGTTGCGTTGCGCTTCCACAACGTCACGCATGTCCGAGAGTGATTTCTCGACCTGGGGCCTAAACTCCGCCCGTGATAGGTATTGCGAGGCCGAGTTGTTGTAGGTCACGATGTTGCGGATCATGTCGTCCGACGCGCCCGCCACATTGCGCCGGGGCAGGCGGCGTTGTTCCACCGACGTAGCCGCGCGCATCGCCAGCGAACTCTCCACAAGCGCCCGCTCCATAATCCCCTTTTCTTGATCGGATAGTCCCGGGCGGCGCCGGATGCCGTCAATCAACGCCTGGACCTGTGGAGACGAGAGTTTGTAGTCCACGCCCGGGTTCAAGCGGCGTTTGTCCAGCACGACATTCTTGAGCCCCATGCCCTGCAAATCTTTGACGCGGGCATTGGCGTCGCGCTCCCGATCGAACAGCTCCATATGTTGAGCTTGCACGCGCGTCTGCCACTTCTGCACCGGGTTGCCCGCCGTGGAGATGTCCCCGGCAGTCGTCTTCTCGCCGGTCGTTGGGTCGTAGTAGGCAGTGTGGGACTTTGCGTGGAGCCCCTTATCCTGCGCCATCGAGACCTCGAAGTCGTGGGCCTCTTTGCGGGTATCAAATTCAAACGTGTTCTTGTCGATCCTCCTGGCGCCAGCCGGGGTCTCGATGTCATGTTCGCCGGTCACAACATAGTCGCCGTGCCGCATCAATGGGAAGTAGGCGCCCTTCTTGACGCGCAACTCTTCGGCGTTTCTGATAGCTCGCGCCATCTCCTTTTTCTCACCGAACAACTTCTCGTCGTCGTCAGTCATCCCGCCGTGCATGATCCGATCGGCCAGATCGCTCTTCTTTACCGTCGAAGGTAAGTCCACGGCATCGAGCACGGCATCAACTTTGGACCGCGTAAGCTTGTCTTGGGTCGTTTGGAAATAGTCCCGCGTGCTCTGGTAGAGCGCTTTCAAGTCTTCGGGAAGCGCACGGTACTGTTTTGCCAGGTCGTCGTGCATGGCGCGCGCCTGCCAGATGTTCCGCGCTGCTTCGTGCTCCACGTCCTTGCCAGCGGCGAGCTTCTTGGTGGTCTCTTTGCTTAGGCTCAGATGCGCGTTCCGGCCACTATCCAATGGAGCGTCTGGGTGCAGGTCGTACATGGTCGAGCGCTGTGCCAGATCAACGAACTTGTTGAACTCACCGCCGATATATTTCTTGCTCATTGCCGCCATTTGGCGGGTCAACTTGTCTCCCTCGTCGCGGTAGTGCGTCATACTCACGGTCATCTTTTGGATGGCCTCCGTAAGTCTACGTAAGGGATTACCCTCGTCCTTCGGCCCGAACAAATTCTCGTTGCCCTGCCGGAGCTGGTCATCGGTAAGGATTTTGAACGTGCGCTCCTTGAACTCACCGCCGGTCGGCATGTGTTGGATCACCGCCGCTGCCGCGTTACTGGCTACGTTCGCCGGGTCCATGTAGGTGCTCTTGGCAACCTGCTCGGGAGCGCGCACTGCGGTCTCACGGTCGGCTTCATCTTGGTTCATCTTCGGGAGGTATCTGCGCTCCACTTCCGGCATATTCGCCTGGACCTGGGCGCGGTACTCTTTAGCGCGATATTCTCTGGCACCGGCTGGGTCGCGTGCCCACGATAACCTCTCAGTGGTCGCCAGAGCCGCCTCTAGGACACTGTGCGCCCGCGTAGGAAGTCCAAGGATTTGCCGTGCCAGCGTAACAAGCCCGCCCCAGACGGAGTTGGAGCGAAATTCATCCATCCGCAATCGCCGGGTCATTTCTTCGGACAAGGGCACGCGATCGAGCATCGCCTGGAATGTGGGGTTGGACAGCGCCTCACTCAAGAACTCGTGCGGGTCGGTCATGCCATTAAGATCGCGCACCGGGAATGCCCTCGGGTCTTCTTCCGAGTCCAGGCCGGTTACTCCCTCGTAGTGATCCTTTACCTCCGAAAGTAAGCGCCCAATTTGCGCCTGAGCAAATTTATTGACATATAGCTCTTTGAACACAGCCGCATGAACCGCTTCGTGCATTAGGGTGTGCCGCATGGCAATAGGGTCTGCTGCCGTGCTGGCTGGGATGACGATATGGTCCGCCCCAGAGAGATAGTAGCCATAGGCTGCCACTCCATTTGGATCATCCTTGGTGGTCGTAAGAGTTTTGAAATCTTCGTCCGAGACGATATGGACGGGCACGTCTCCGACGACTTTGCGGAGCTTCTTTGCTATGATTGGCTGCATAATTCCTGCGTATTTTCCTTCATCCCCCAACGTGCGCCCCGCCCGGTGGAACTCAGCACGGTCGATGAGATCGCTTAGTTTAGAGCTTTGAAGCGGGACAACTTTTTCGCCCTTCGGCGCGGCAATTGTTTCTTCGCTAGGCTTCTTCAAGAACTGCATTCCGGCGGATTGCGGGGCGCGGGCACGGCGTTTCGTGGTTCGTACTTCAAACGTGCCAGCTTTGTTCTGGACAGCGTTCACCTTTCCTTCTGTGGATATCGCAGCTCGTTCTTGTCCTCCTTCGTTTTGGAGTGGCGTCTCGTCTTCTGGATTGTCCAAGCGATCGAGCATCTGGTCTTCGACTTCGCCGGGGTTATGCAGGGTAGCTTCGGGCTTTTCCTCCACATCACCCTGATACTGGCGTTTCGCTGCTTCGCCCTCGGCCCTCCGCTCGGAGCGCAGTATGCTCGCGTCGCCCTCGCGCAGAGGCATCTCACGCATCAGGAGATCATTGGCGGTCTTCATGCGCTCGGCTTCCGCACCCTTGCGCTGTTTCAACGTGCTCAACACACGCTTTACATCCGCCAGCCATACGACATAATCGGACGTACCCTCGTAGCCAACCTTACTTGGAATGGTAACATCCTTGGCCTTGGCCTCGTCTACAATATTTTGGAGCCGATCTTGATAGCCCTTGAGTTGGTCCTTGTTCTGGACGTACTCCAGGGGATCGCTCTTGTGAGCGTCAAAAATCTCTTGGGCTCTCTGGGCGTTCTCGGTACGGGCTGCTTTCTCCGCAAGCGTCCAGTTCTTTCCCTGGGGGCCAGCCTCGGCTTTCTGCATATCTTTGAGGTTTGTATCGACAACTTTCTGCTGCGCCCTTGCATTCGCCTTCGCCTCGGGAGATTGATCCTGAAAGATTTTACCGGGGAGGGGGTCGCTAAACGCCCCCTGCATATTCACTCCGGTATTTGTTCCCTTATTCGCGGCGTCACGCTGCGCAAGCACATCTTGCGGGGCCTCGACTTGAACCGTATTGCCGGGCTGCTTCTGCGCTTCCAGAGCTGCAACTTGATCCGGCGCGGTCTCCGTGGTGCCGACAGCGGCCTTAGTTTCTGTACCGTCCGGCTGGCGTTCGGTCACAGCAACGGGAGGCTCGCCCTGGGCAACGCGCGCTTGGACTTCATCCTTATTGGCCGGGCCAAGTCCTAGCAACTCATTGAGCTTATTGCCCGTCGATGCCGCGATAACATCCTTGCGCTGCAACTGATCCGGGTCAAAATGAACGATACCCTCTTTAATGCGGGCTTGTTTCATCCCCTCCGGCACGTCGGGCGCAGTCGTGCCCTTGGGGTACAACACAGCTTGGCGCTTGCCCTGCGTGAGTTCTTCCTGCTGGGCGTTAAGCGTCGCAGGCGCCTCGGGGGCGTTCTGGCCCACATCAGAGATCGGGGCGGGGGGCTCCGGGGGTGTTACCTTTGAAGGTACGTTTTCGGATGGAGTCGGCACCGGCGGCCCCACTTGGGGCGTTTCCCCCGGGGATTTCGGTTGGGCGGCATTGTCTACATTCGGACTTTTTTCACCATTGAGTTCCGTCGATAGGGCGCTGGTCTGGGCCGCATCGCCCGCCTGCCCCTTGACGACCTCTACCGGCGACCGATGGAACGCACTGTGCGCCATGCCGGGGATCGCGCCGAGGCCGAAGCCTTCAAGCACCTGTGAAGTCCACTGATGCGGATCAAAATTGCCCTGGAAGCCACCCGTCTGCCCTGCGCTCTGCTCAGTGAAGTTGCCAACACCTGATTGGGCGGCGTTCGCGCCACCTGCCTCCAGGCCGCCCAATGTCGCCCGCCGGGCTATGCCCCCAGCGATGGCGCTCTCTCCGCCGCGCGCAACCATCCCTCCAAGGCCCACGGCTCCCGTAACGCCGCCAATGAGCGCGTTGAGCGCAAGCCCACCATCCCCATCAACCAGATAATTACGGAACTCGTCCCGCGCGGCGGGTTCTTCCATGCGCTGCCGGAGTCCAGTATAATAAGCACTCTGTTTCTGGAGATCATCATCCGAGGCACCGTCCACCTTCGATGCAACACTGTCGATGAACTGCGCCGAAGATAACCCCGCATTCACCGCGCCAGCCGTCGCCACGCCCGCCGTAGCCCCAAGCGCCTCCCCAACGATCCCACCGGGCAGCGCTGCCGCGACCACCACAGGGCTCATTTGCGCGCCTTTGAGCGCAATGGACCTGAACGGGTGACTCAGAAAGTCCGACGAGGTAACGTCCGCATTTAAACTTTGTTGACCCCCAGGAGTCATATTGGCGAGCGTCTGAGATTGCGCCTCGCGAAAGCTCTTGGCAGTGAGAGCGCGCTGCTGGGCCTGGTCCGCATAGCCCATTTTGTCATCGAGATACGATAGGCCGCTCTCAGCAGACGCGCCTAATCCTTCCACCCCCGAATAAACGGCACGCGGTATATCGGTTACCGGGCTCCATGCGTCGGTATCCGGGGGCGCAAACATATCGGCGAGTGATTGATCGCTTTGGTCAAGAGGCATTACTGGCTCCCGAAGGATGTGCCCGCCGACAGCGGTTGCCCCCGCTGGGCTTTTAGATTTTGCAGCCATCCGGCAGCCGCGCCCGCTCCACTTTTGGCATAGCCTGCGACAGAACTGGCAACGCCCGCGACACCCTGATCAGCGGCCGGTTGGGCAGCGGCAGTCTTCTTCTGCATTTGGGCAGCCATGCCGCGCAGAGTATCCAACACAGGAAGATCGTTCTTCTGCACAAATATGGGTTTCATCAACGGGTTCTTGAATTGTACCTGCACGCGGTCCTGGGGATCATTTGGGATGGGGTTGATCTTGAAGCTCCCTTGGCCCGCCCCGATTAGAGCTTTAAACGCGGATGCAGCCATTGGCGCGTCCATCGTGGGGTTGAAACGCATGATCTGCGCAACACCGTCACGCTGGGCGTTCATCACGTCCGGCGGGTAGCCCGCCGTCTGGCTCGGACTGAGTTTGTCAAATCCGATAGCCGCGTCGATCGCGGTACGGGCTGGCGTGGGCTGACCATCCGCTCCGACCCCAATATTGACATCGGCGGGCTGCGCTTGCTCCATTGCTGCTTTGCGCTCCTCTTGTGCTATCTGTCTTTGTTGGATCAGCTCCGCGCCTGCCTGCTGCCTCTGGGCTATGGCGCCCTGTCCCTGTATCTTCTGAGCTTCCGAGGCTTGCTGTATTGCCGCATTGTTCCGCACGGCCTGCCGCTGCTGCCATTCGGAATGCTGCATCATGTATTGCTGCTTGCGTACCGCCTCGACGGCATTAATCCGCGCCTGCTCTTTATCATTCTGAATGCCGAGGATTTTGCTCTCGGGGATAAAGTTTGGTTGTTGCGGCTCTGGATCATTTGCTGGGGTCATGCCATAGCCGAACTGCTGCGGCGTAATGGATGCTGTTGCCGGGATCGCCTGCGGAGCCGCTGCCTGCGGATTACTCTGGGGGTTACCTGGGGAGGTAACAGGCGGGGCGGGCGCCGGGATCGCACCGGGTTGCGCGGAAGCCGTGTCTGGAGTGGGCACGCCTGGAGCTGCGGATGCGACCTGTGCGTTAGGTTGCGGGGGGAGTGCTTGTGCCTGCGCCTGGGGTGCGGGCGCCCCGGGTGCTTGTTGTGGAGCTGCTTGCGGGGGGACCGCCGCTTGCTGGGTTGTAGCTTTGCCCTTACCTTCTTCGGCTGCAAGCTGATCAACGAGGTTGGTGTATTCCGGCGAACGCTCCGACAGCTCGTCATCCGGGTCATATTTCTTCTCGGCCGACCCGATAAGAACTTTCCAGTATGCGGACCCATCTTTCAAGCCGATCGCTGACGCAAGCAATTGCTGCGGCGTCATGGTCATTTGCTGAGTGGGTTTGCCCTTGGAGTCGGTCTCGGTAACGTCGATATTGTTGTCCGCGTTGACTTTGGCAGAGGCTATACGCCCGTTCGGGATAGCATCATAGGCTTTCACCGCCGCATCTGCGCCAGCCCGCACGTCACCCGACTGCAACAGCTTGGCAGCCTGATCGCCATATTGCGCCGCTAATCCCCGCGAATATTGCAGGATGCTCTTCGCAGCTTCTCCCGCTTTTTCGGAGTCCCCGTGCGCCACGTAATATTTGTATGCAGCATTCATGCCTGCTGCGGTGCGTAGACCCTCTGTGAGCTGCCCATCCGGGTCCACGGAATTGCCAAGCGCCCGAACATCTTGCGCGCTCGCGGCTCCCTTCCCACTTCGGAAATCACTATATCCCTGGGCCATGTCGGCGCTGCCCGGAACAGCCGACGGCTGCGCGCTCGCTTGAGTAATCCCAAACGCTTGCTGGATATACTTCATGCCCCCCTTAAGCGTGTCCGATAGCCCCGACAATAGGTCCGATGGGTGCTCGGGAACTGTGGGCTGTTGCGCTGCTACAGGCTGAGAAGCTGGTGTAGAAGCAGAGCTATCATCATCGCTCGTGTCATCACTGGTATCACTCTCGTCAACGGACCCCCCATCTGCATACCCCGGCATGGACGGAGGTATGGCTCGCGGGGGCTGTGGGCCTCCCCCTAGCACCGTTGGGAGAGTTTCTTGCTCATCGGTCTTATACGGGTCTACCACGCCTCCATGGGCGTAGCCAGGCTGCTTTATCGCTGTCTTGGCGGTCCACCCTCCACCGGGAGGCGTACCCCTATCCAAAGATGCATCTACTCCCGGTATAGCGCTGGCGACCCTATCGGGGCGCTGCCCGCCGGACGGAGGACGATCTACCAAGCCGCCCGCAAAGAAAGCCGGTTGCTGATCTTGCTGTTGATCTTGCTGTTGATCCGCTACTTGTTGAGTAGTTGGCGATGCTGCGGGGGCGGGATTTGGCGAGGCAGCTACACTCGTCGGAGCGGGCACGCCTGTTGGTTGTTGCAAATAATTCCAGAACGCCTGCCCATTGGGTAAGCGATTTGCCGCCGCCTGATCGGGGTTGGCCGGACGCTCGAACGATTTTGTCCAGATGTTATTTCCGTCCGCAGTCGTACTGGCGTTCCTAAGCTGTTGAAGCGTCCCGTTCTCTGTGCTGTCCAGTTCGTTATTCAGGTGGCTTATCTGCGTATCGAGAGGGATTTTATTGATGTCGGTCGTACCGGCGAGTTTATAGAGAGCGTCTAAACGGTCACTATGCCAGTTCATAATGCCAGCGGAAGGGCTCCCGTTATCGTCCGGGTTGTAGGACGCCGGATTAAGCCCGCGCCCACTCTCCCCCATCGCGGAACCAACGGCACCCGCCGCCACTTCTGGCTTGACACCTTTACTAATGAGCAAATCTTTAACCGCATTCGGTCCAGGGGAAGCGAACCCGGCGGTAGACCCGCCAGACGCTCCACCAGAGCCAGCCGTAGAGCGCGGGGGAAATATGCGAGAAAAAATATTAGCGTCTGCACGCGCATTCGCGATGACCCCAGCTACCGCTGGATCGTCGAAAGCACCCGTCTTATCCTTACTTTGTCCATATGAGTTCGCCTGACGCATAAGAGCGTACACTTTTGCAAAGTTCATAATCTCATTATTCAGGCTCATGGCTTACCTTTAAAAGTAACTTAGGCGTAGTGCGCCGGGGCGGCCGGTAACGCTTGCCGCATCTGAGGCTTGGTCTGAGTCGTGGCCGCATTCTGCGCGCGTTCTTGTTTCGCTTTATCCACCATGCCGTAGATCGACTTTTCACCTAGCCAGCTCACAACATCTCTGGGCACGATGAACTCGCCCACATTCAATCTCGCTGGCACGTCGTCTGTGGACCGGCCACCCGAAGGCGATACTTGGGCGGGCACCACGCCATAGGGAGCCGGTGGGATGCCCTGTTGCGGCCCAGCTTGCGGCCCAGCTTGCGGCCCAGCTTGCGGGGGTTGTCCGCCTGGAATTGCTTGTTGTGGGGCGATCATACCGCCAGCCGCCAGACTAGCTAACGCTCCACCAGAAGCCAGCGCGCCCCCTTTCCCAAGCGCACTACTCAACGTCCCACCAATGAGCCCGAGGCCCGCGCCAATGCCAGAACTCTGGTTATTGTAATACGCCTGATTGGCGCTGTTATACGAGCTATACGCATTGTTGAGGCCGTTAACTCCGGTACTCAACGCACTGTTCCCAGCGCTCATAAGCCCCGTGCCAGCGCTCACTCCCGTTGCCTCGGTGGTTGCTGCACTATTGAGCCCCGCCGTGGACGCCGAGCCCCCCGCCGTGGCCGTCTGTTGGGCGCTCGTGCCCGCGTTCAGTGCCGTCGTGCCCATACCGATCGCGTTCTGTTGGAGCTGCAATCCGGTCGCCTGAGTTTGCAACGCGGATTGCGTACCCGCCCCCGCTTCGGCTGCGGCCTGTCCCGTGCGGGCGCCAATGTCCAACGACGCATAGCGCGTGCTCGACGGATCAACGCCGAAGCTCTCCAATTGCGACGCCGACGCTTGGCGAGCTTGATCGTATTGGCTGGCAACGGAGGACTGCGCTATCCCAGATTGAAGTTGTACGTTCGCAGGCGAAGCATAATTATTCGCCTCCGTCTGATACTGCTGCATCTCGGGCAGCGTGCTCTGGGTGAAATTTGTATCTGCGGCTGCTCCAACCGCATTGGCTTGCTGTTGGGTCTGGAGGCTCGCGGCACTGGCCTGTTGGACGGCAGGCTCATTCTGGTTGTAAGTGTTCTGCGCGAACTGGAGCTGTTGCTCCCCGAGCTGATATTGGTTATTGGCGGCCGTGGTGGCAGCATTCGCGGCGGTGATACCCGCATAATCAGGCTGTGGCTGTGATTGCTTGCTGCCCATTTTTACCGCCCATGTTACCTTAGAGAGTAACCACTACCACAGAAATTTGCAGTCGTCTAGGGTCATAGCCAATACAATCGCAGCCCCGCTAGGATATACCCCCTCGATCCGAGTCTCTTCCTTAAATCCGACGTGCTTGTCAAACCTAAGAGCTTTAGTATTGGCTTCCTCGACTACACCAAACAGTTTCTTAACCTTGAGGAACCTAAAGGGATAATCAAATATAGTGTATAGCAGCTCCCGGCTGCACCAGTTAGGTGCGAGCCCCGCCACATGAATTTCTATGCTCGCACCCGTGTAATTCGTAAAGATCACCCCGCCAAGGATTTGACCTGCATCATTTTTTCGGGCGACACACTTATGCACGCCGTCTATGTAGGGCACATGGACTTTAGGGGCGATCAGCTTGATCGCTTCGGGGTCGTTAATCACGATCACTCAGCGAACCCTCCGTGCGTAAAGACCGCCAAAAGCTCCGCATGTAGAAACGGCAAAGATTACGTAAGCGACCAAATAATATGTAGTGGGCACGCTTATATTCACTCGCATTCTCCCAGAACACGACAGACCATATCCCGCCGCCCCCGCCGCCCCGGTTACCCCATAACCCCCACCATTTGGAGCCGTCACCAATGCATTCGGAACGGTGTTTATTGATAGGATCAACGCACTCGTAGTAGTAGTGCCCGCAGGAGAGGTTGCGATAATCCCATATAAATCCCAATCCCCAGGCGTAAGTGCGAGCGAGGTAACATTCTTGGCAGTAATACTAACAAGGGACACCGTCGACCCTATAGGGACTTCGAGGAACTTATATTCCCCCACATATCCAGCAGGAGCATTAGAGCCATTCGCCACGCCCAACACAGGAGCGGGAGCGCTGTAACTTGGGACAACTGGCGCATAGGGCTGAAATATTTCATAGCCGGGAGCGCCCTGTTGGTTTCTGGCTAACATCTGCATCGCCAACTGCATTTGTTTCATTGCAGCGGCGAGTGAGTTCACGTCGGGAGTGAAGTCGGGAATGCTTGGGAGTTTACCAGCCATCCTACACCAACATCAATTCTTTGACGCTGGTAGCAACCTGCATGTTTTTCACCCACACCTGTCCGTCTAGCTCGAATTGCCAGAAGTTCGCTCGGAACCCGCTCGGAAATAGGATCAGCTCCCCCGAGACTTGTATCTCGCGAATGAGCACAAGGTTGTCATCCGCATACACTTTAAGGATCAGATATTGCGTAGCCGGATTGAACACTTGGGTTTGCGACATATTCCTAGTGCCGGGCTGGGGCACGGGGATTGTTACCGTCGAAGGTACGTCAAAAAAGACCACTGCGGCCACGTATTGCTGCCGATAGGGGAACTGGAATATTCTCGAACGCCATGCCCAAGGCATTGGCAAATAGGTGCCCGGCGCATCCCACTGGTAGACGCCCGTGGCCGTAAGGATAATATACTCCCCCGAAAACTCGTCTTGGAGCACGTTATTCACAAGATGCGGAAAGGCGACCCACGTCACAGTTTGGTTCGGGCTCGTGCCATCAATGACAAGCCCATTATCGCCTTGGTTTAAATAGGGCACGAAGCTGTTATGGATACCGTCATAGATCGGAAAGCCCTCACCAAGCCCGTCGATGGTGGGCGGGGGGCCAGTGGACCCGTCGATAGCGATACCGCCAGTAAGCGAGCCATTCTGGATGAAGGTCGCATATGCGTTACCCCACTTCGCCGCCATCATCGTGCCAGGGCTAAACGCAGCCCAATCGTCACGCGTGATAAGCCCCGTAGTTACAACTGACGCCCCATAAAGCCCAACTAATACGAGGCCGCTCTGCGAAGCGTAATAAACTCCCTCGGGGGTGCTGACGATCGAGTTTCGAGATAGGCAAGGCGCCTGGATAGGGATTTTCGTCAGGATCATAGTGGATGGACTGGAGCCCGTAGCCGCATAGGGCGGCCCTTCCGTCATTATAACGAGGGTGGTTCCGAAAACGCCCAACCCGACGATAGGGTAATCCACTGCCAGCGTGTAAGCCGCAGGCCACGCATGAGGACGATACGGCTCACAAAACCACAACTCCTTACTATTTGCCCAGCCCGCGAACATCCCATTGGGCATGGACACACAGCCCTGGAGGGCAGGGGGTGGCGTCCATAGGGCGCCGGTGACCGCCCCACCGCTCGGCAGTTGGACGTTGCCGGTGATCGCCGTATCTAAAATGCTGTCCACATAACTCGTCGTCACGATCGCGAGCTGTGTCACGAGGAAGAACGTAGCCCCTCCACTTGAGTTCGTCACAGTCCGGTATAAATTCACATAAGCGAGATTGCGGTTCGCAGTTATCCCGACACCGGGCGGCGTAAGTGTAATCGTCCAAGTATTGAGTGGGGAGCTACTCGTTAATGACGCCGGGGAGGGAGCGCACTCTTCCCCATAAGCTGAGACCCATGTGCAAACGTAAGACCTTGTTACGGGAAGAGACGGATCGCTACCCGTGACCACCACAGACGGGCCGGTCGTAGGAGTTGGAATGCCCAACAAAAATGCCGGATTGGTCGCCGTGGTCGTCCCGGTCAACGTCATAGTGCCAGTTGAGGCAGCCGCGCCTCCATTTAGGGCGTATGTCGTGTTGGCGAAATAAATCCCATCACCCCCCAAACCCGTATAAGATTGCGTGCCAACTGACTGCTCGATAAAGAGTTTGAGGTTAGTGACTGCGGTAAGTATCGTGGTCCACGTAACCGAACACTGATACCACCCCCCGCCAGTCGGGGTCATCGTCGCCGTAGGCGCGTGCGCTCCTGTCTGGTACAGCGTGAAAGTTCCCAACGCCAAATTAAAGTGGGCGCCGCCGATGTTCGTGCCGTCCGAAATTTGAAGCGCTGCGGCACCCCGTTCCGCCGAGTCTAAAGCTGCCGCAAAGGTAACTACTGTTCCAGCAGGGTTGGAACTTGTATTGGCCTGGGCTAAATGGTTACCTGTGGAGGTATCTTCCGAAAGATGGTTCTTCGATTGAATGTTCGCAAGCGTATTGTATTCCGGCACGACCGAAGGACTGAAAAAATAATATCGCTGAAAGCTATCACCGACAACGGGCGCACGAAGCACGTTCGTATTCTGATCCGCGAACTCTACCCACGTATCCAAATTGGAAAAGGCACCGGGGGTCGAGGTTCCAGCAACACGGTAAGCCGCGTTCGACGTGCTATTGAGGAACGTGTAAAGCAGATTGGGCGTCTCGAAGCCCTGGATAGTGCCATGGTAGAGCCAGGTGTTCTCCGCAAACGCAGCAGCATTCGGCGGCAGGAGCGTCGGCGCTCTTGCCGGGATCATCCCGTCGAAATTCTCTATCCTGAGTGGGGGCGGGGGGGACGAGGATGCGGGCATTGCGCGCCCTTACGTTTTAATGATGTAAGGAACGGCATAGTTCTTTGGTGCGGCGTCCGCGCCCCCTTGGGCGTTCACCGTGATATTGGCCCCCGCCACCCCAGTATAGGTCGATCCAGTGCACGCATCTACAGAGCCCCCGGCTTGCGATCCCGTGTTTGCTCCCGGATATCCCCCGGCATGCTGATGCCCGCTGTCATAAGCGGTATGCGTATGCGATTGGTTCCTATCGACTGCATACGAGGCATACGCCCGCGAGACATCATATCCCTTGCCAGAGTCCAGCCCGCGCAAGAAGCATCCACGAAAATCTGGGAGCGTGAAATTGCCCCCGGCATTCGAGCCCCAGGTGGCCCCGAGCACCGCATAGAGTGCGGCGTAAGTCGCTTGGGACACCACGGCGCCGTTGCATATGAGCCACCCCGCAGGCGCATTTAACCCCGCCGAATCGCCCGCCCAAGGCATGATCGCACCTGTGGGCACGCCGCCGAGAGCTGGGGGTATGATGGGCAGTTGCGTGGTGGGGAGTATGCCTGATGTTATGTTCGCGGCATTCGTCGTGTCTATCGTCGCGGACGGAGCGAGCACTGTGTTGAGTTGGAGGCTCTTTTGAATAGCGCCGACAGCATTTGCCCAATAGATATACCCGTTGAGCGCATCCACATACAGCTCACCAGCAGCCAAAGACACCGGCGCTGCCCCGATCAGGGTTCGATTGAGCTGTATTGTCGCCATAACAAATCACTCTCCAACTTACGTGCGCCAGATTACTTACGAAGGTAACTTACAAAGTTTGTTTGCTTGCAGCCTCGGTCGCCGCTCTCCCTGCCGCGTGCTCTGCCGATGCGCGCGACGGTTGGAGGGCAGCCTGCTTCTGCCCCTCGGCTATCTCCCGCTGTGTTGCCTCTGAAAGATGGGCGTAGGGGTTGACCCCTGCTTTGGGAGGCTTGCTGGGTGGGGATGGGGCGACGGGGGGCGGAGGAGCTGCCGGAGCAGATGGCGAAGAAGGCGCAGATGGTGCAACGGGCGCGCTCGGGGCAACTGGTGCCATCGTGACCGCCGGTAGGGGCGCGATCGTCGTCGTTGGCTCTGGCGCGATCGTCGTCGTTGGCTCCGGCCCAACGAGAGCGAAAGGTGTCGGGGCCTGGGACGGCGACCGTATCTTGATCGGCGGAGCCGGTTTAATCGGGGGTGTTAGCGCCATCTTAAATCTCCTTCTGTCTTCTGGCTATGTTACCTTAGAAGGTAACCTGTCTATTTGAATGCAAGGTGAGCAAAAACTGTTAGTGCTCCCGCACCGGCCCCCATAATCACGGACACAAAAGCCGCCAATCCAGCAACAGCTTTCCAAGTGATCGTGCTGTGCTCTAAATTCTCCACCCGCTTCACAAGGCCAATATCCCCGTGCCGCTCGCTTCCTTTAAGAGTGTCTAGGATTTCCACAACCGACATTTCGATTTTCGTAACAGCCGTCAAAATCCCAAGGACACCATTCACATTCTGGTCTAACCGCAGGATGTCTTTCTGCATTTTGGCACATTCGACCTCATTCATTTGCGCCGCATCCATCAGTCGCCAATCCCCGGGATCAAAATAACAAAATACGTAAGCCCGATTGAACCTAGCATTACAAGAAGCCCGATCATAAACCAAACCATATCTGCAATGGATAGGCGCTGTCGGAACATTCTATCCCTCCAAATATTCTACCGGATGGATGATGACGCTACCTTCTGGTTGCGCTTGAAGCATGAGCAACGCAACCACGGGGTCGATGTCATGGTAGGCTTGTGCGAGCAATGCAGGATACCTACCGCAATGTCGGAGGGCATCGGTGATTAGGGCCGAACAGATCAAGGCGTGTTCCCGATGAAAATTCTGGAGGAACAAAAACCCAGCAAGAGCAGGCGTGTCATACGGCCAGCCGATCCTGGAAATCAAAAAACTTTCCCAGGTCGCAAGTTGCAGCGGCGTCATTTTTATATCGACGACGATTTGAATATTTGACGTGGTATCATAATCCGGCGCACACCGCGTCACGCCGGTTGGGCGCAGCGCCGCGACGATAGTTCCGTCAGGCAGCACCGCCTCAACATGGCTCACGCCGCCTCGGCTATCGAGCCGAATTGCCGCCGACACGATCGCACCAACATAGTCCGCCCATGTCCGGGTTTGGGCTCCTTGTTGAGCGACAAAGCGAACACGCGCATATCCGGGGGGAGGGGGGCCAACAAGCACTATCGAACTCCGCTATGCAGCCCGAGGCTCGGGGCCATGCCAATCAGGCACCCAATGACCTCGATAACGACCCCGACCAGAGCAATCGCGATAATCGCCCAGAATATGATCGAGCAAATCTTGACCAAAAACGCGATGACATCAGCGGGCCAGCCCATCCTCGGACCGATGAATGCCACGCATGTCCAAAGAATAGCCACGATCGCCCAAGCGACGATAATCCAAATAATGATTGCCCCGACGGACGCTAATGGGAAACACATTTTCAGAACTCCTCTGTTTTCAGATCATGAGTGAGATGATCAGTGCGAGCTTCATTTTATCTTGGCGAGTTCGGCCGCAACCATTTGCTGGACCAACGGGCCAAGGGAAGTCAGAAGCTCAGATGGGATGCCTGCCGCAGTCGCAAGGGGCGTCGCGGATGTCGCGGTAGGCGATGCGGTCGCGGTGAGTTGCGAGATCAAACCTTTGATCAGACCCGACATGATGCTTTCGACCACGGGGGCGAGGATAGTCAACAGTTGGGTAACGAGGGCTGGATCAATCGGAGGCATGGCTGGGAGTCCTGGCAAGGGGAACGGGAAGGTGGGCAGTGGCAGAGGGTGGGAGACTGGTCGAGGGGCTGGAACGGGCGCTTGAGCGGGGGCTGGCTGCGCTTGGGGCGCTGGAGCCGATTGCGGCGCGGTAGAAGGAAGAGGAAGAGGAACAGGGGCCGCCGCAACAGGCAGCGCAGCCATAAGCCCCGGCGCAAACTCCATCGCCGCGATAATCTCTTTTTGATGGTCTGCCGGGTTCTCATATTCCGCGACGATGACCGGGATAATCGAGGCGTAGGTTTCAGCGCTATTGATTGCCGCCCAGCTCTTGGGGTAGCTGTTCGCCATCTCGGTCAATGTGAAGCCTAACTGCGTGGTAAGCTCGCCTACCGGCAATTTGTAGACGGTCGCATAATTAGCGAGGCGCTCTTGCCTTGGACCGTTCCAGCTCGAAATTCCATAAGCTCCAGAAGGATTGAGCGCCCCGGGAGTTTCAGTCGATTGATGCCCCTGCCCTCCGGGTTTCAGTTTGCTCTCGTACCATTGCACTGAGACAATCGCGACGGCCGCGTCTTTGCTCAGGCCCCTACCTCGGTAGAACTGCGCGGCGTTGATGGCTACTTGCTCGATGCTCATTGCGTAGGCCCCACAGCCGCCGCCTCAATCCCGGCTTCCTTGACTTGCGCTGGGGTCGAATGAGTTGCCGAGTCTTTCGCGAAGAAAAAGCCAATGCCAGTAGAGATGGCCGCTAGGCCACCCGCAACAGCGGGCCATTCGTTGGCGATCGCGGCAAAGTCGCCAGTCGAAAGCGAATGAAACACCGGCCCCAATCCCGAGAAAAAAATTCCAAGGCCAGCTAAAAGCGGCGGAATGCCGAGAAGCGTTGTGCGCCAATTGATCATATGGGCCTCTTTATGTTACCGCCAAAGGTAACTGCTAGGTGTATAAGCCAATATAGAAGAGATTGCAAGTATCTCTTTAGTATTTCTGGCTCCGGGATCGCCCACTAGGGGAGGGGAACCGCCAAGACTGGCCCCCAACGGCGTTCCCATGCGCCATCTCATTACGACACAAATTCAAGCCCGTGTTGTACCGCTTCGCATGGTACGCCGCGAGAGCGCTATTCGAGTATGGTTTGGACGGCATGCCCATCATGCGCGACAGCGTACCGTCGAGCAGAGGCATGTAATATTTGTCCACGATCCAATCGGGGATGACTGGGATGCCATAGGCGTCGGTCGGGTCTGCGATGGTCAGTGCGACATGCGCGTACCAAGTCGGATTGTTCGACGGCGCGGATATGATCCTCACCAGCGCCATGTTTGTGCCGGGGGCGCCGGGCAACACGCCGCCAGTCTGCATGTATGCGGGCAGATATGCTTGTTGGGGAGGCCCCGATAGGGGCATGGGGTTGGTGGCGGATCGGGCTCCCTCAACCCAGATAAGCCGGTTGATGTAGCCTTGCTCGGTGGGCGAGATCAAATAGTCGTAGACGTTCGTGAGGGGCAAGAAGCTGATCTCTTCCTGCCATACATTCGTGCGTTGCGTGAACTCACGGAGCAGATTGAATAGCTCCTGCTGGATCATGCCATCGAGAGAGCCGGGGCACTTGATCCTAGTGCTGTCAATGAGGCGTTGGAAGGGTGCATCACTCATCAGCTCGCCACCTGCAACATAATGCTCGTAAATTTATTGATGAACTCCGACGCGCGCTCGTCTTGCACGGTTTCGGAGTCGCGGAGCTGGACGTTGCCCGTTATATAATAGACCACCGCCATCTGATATTGCGGCGCAAGCGCCACTGCCGCTGTTTCCACACCTGCCGAAAAAGAGGGGGGCACGATGCGAGCGATCGACCCTGGATTGCGGGCCACTACCCCCGTATAAGTGGCATCAAGGAGAATATCCGGCCGTAGCCGGTTGATTTCAAGGAACGCCAGATTGAGGGACGTAACAATATCGGCGTCGGCGTACCGGTATGGCGGCCCAACTAAGTCCTGTAGCAGCGTTCGCGTTTCCGCGATGTAGTCTGCAACAGTGTTGAACTGCGCCATACCGGCTCTCCGTCAAGGGCTAAGGGTTACCCTAGAAGGTAACTATCACGCGCCGCCTTGGTTGATGATCGCCTGCGCCAGCGCTTTGCCGTCGAGGGTTTGATATCCGTACACCTGCAAGCCACGGAAGACCGTACCGAAGGTGCGCTCGGAGCGGATGGTTTCAACCTTCGTCATCTGACTGGCGAAAGTGAGAGCATGCGGATGGCCCGCATACACCGCGAACTGACCAGCCGCCAAACCGCCAGCAACGCCGGTGGGGAGCAGATTGCTCACATAGATCGTGAAGCGATCCACCATCCCGAGGCGGCCATTGCGCATCATCGTGATCTGATCGCCGGACAAATACACCTGGCGCAGCTCGGACCGTTTGATCTGGGTTGCGGCCCAAGTGGGCATGACGACCCAGCGGCCCGACTCTGGGATATTCTGCTCGTCGAGCGCCTGGCCCAACCGCAGGAGCACGTCGAGAATTTCGACCTGACCAGCGCCGGGGTTGCGGCCGACAGTCGAAATGGGTGCGCCGGTGGTGCCGAGGTTAATGTTGCCGCTGATCGCACCGGCAGCAAGCCCCTGGTTCGACGCGAGCGCCGTTCCAAGAATGCCGGAGAGCACGTCAACATCGACCTGAATTTTCATCTGCTCGGAAGCATCATCCGCCCAGATCGACAACAGGTTGAGGTCGCTCTGGATTTCCATGATGTCATCAACGATGGTGGCGAAATATTTGCCCTTGTTGATGTAGAGTTCGATGTTGCCACCGGCGGGACGATCGAGCGACAAATCGCCATCGGCCATATAGTTGTTGATGATGATCGTCGGTTTGGTGCGGATTTTGATCCGGTCACCATAAGCTCTGATCTCGCCTTCATAGTCGGTGTTCGAGATCGCTGTGAGAACAGTCGCCGCGTAGAACTTCTCGATCAATTTTCCCGACCAGATTTCCGGGATAAAACCAATCGAGGAGTAGTCGGTAGCGGGGCTACCAACAGGGTAAAGGGGTGGAGTCGTAACACCAGAAGCAATTGGAAAAACAGCCATCGGAGGGCCTCATGTGAGAAGAGCGTTATCGGATGCGCCCCTCGCCCTGCGCCGTGAAAATTTCAGTTTCACGTTGCTTCTTCAAAGCCGGGTCATCGCGGTACTTGCCCGCAGTAACATCGGCGTAGAATTGCGAGACTTGGGCACGGGTGATTGTCGGCTTCTCGACGGGGGTGCCACTGCTGGCCGCTGCCGCTGTCTTAGCTCGGCCCGGCGCCGCAAACTGTTCGAGCCCTGGGCGCTTGCTATCCTGCGTAGGTGGATTACCTGCGGAGGTAACTTCTGTCGCCTGGCCCGCTGTTGCGGGGGTCGGTGCCGCCTCGTTAGAAACGAAGCCTTTGAAGAATGCGGCCACACGGTTTGCATCGTGGCGTTCGTAGGCGGCATTCAGTAGATTTCTTCTTATAGCACCCGAAAAAGTATCTGGCAAGTCCAGCCACGAATTAAATTCGGGATCGTTATTCAGTTCTTTCCACTGCGGTACATTCGCATCAAGTACAACGTACATTTTTGTTCTGGCGTCATGCGTCACAGTACCGGCTACACCCTGCAACTGGCGCGTGAGACCTTCAATCTGAGCTTTGAGAGAAGATATTTCCGTAACAAATTCTTCCTTCGCGCGCTTCCCAACCACATCGAGAAACTCTTTCCCGAAGTCATTTTCTTCCTCGGGGGACACGAAGCGCTGGGGAGCGTTGGTCTGCTGTTGGGGGGCGTGAGGGGCGGACTCCATCTCAGCGATCAACCGATGCAGATTACTTATTTCGGTGGATAACTGCTGCTGCTGGGCGGCGGATTGATCGTAGCGCCCCTTCATCGAATTGTATTTATGCTCCCAACCGTCACCCGCCGGATCAACGGGCCTCGGGGTTATCGGAGCCTCTTTAGCGGCAGGGGCCGGAGTTACCGGGGGGGCTGCTGGGTCTTTGGGCGGGTCTTTGGGTGAAGTCTCGCCGGGAGCAAACGTCGCTTTGTGTAGCTCGGTGGCTCTGGCAGCTTGGGCGCGGACGGCTGCGGGGACGCTGACACTCGGGTCAATACGATCGGCAGGCGGGGTCAAATCGGGCATTGGGCTTCTCCTGGCTGGCCGGTACTGGTGCGCTTATCGGGCACGAGTCGGACTAGGTTGTTTGGCTTGCCGCTCTGCACGAGCGGGAAGAGATTTGAATTGGTTGTAAAGTTGAACCAGAGATTGCGCTCGCCCATGAGTGATAAGGGCCATCTCTGGTTCGGATTGAACGGCGGCTACGCATGAGGCGGAGACGTGAGCCCAGAATGCCGCCATGAACTCCTGCCACGCGATAGGACTCGCATGGGAGAGATCATGAGCGGTATCGAGGAACTTCTCCAACTCATTCACCGAACTCAAGCCACTGGTGCTGGCGAAACAGCGACCGGGACTGGCGAAACAGCGACCGGGGTCGGAGTTGGCGTCGGTTCAACCGGCGGAACCGGCGAAACGGGGGTAGGCGTCGGTGCTGGGGTCGGTGCTGGGGTCGGTGCTGGGGTCGGTGCTGGGGTCGGTGCTGGGGTCGGAGTCGGCTCCAGTACGATGCTCGGGGGAAGAGGCGGTGGTGTGAACAGTGGCGGCACTGGAGCCGGGGTTGGTGTTACCGGAGCTGGTGTGCTGGATGGGGCCGGGGGCGTAGCAGACTGCGACGAATTATAGAGCGCCACTAGGTCTGGCGCAGTCGGCAAAGGGGTAGGTGCCGCAGGCGTGCTCCCCGCTTTCGAGGCGGTCGAGGCCCGCTCCGCAGCGACGAATGTTTTGATCTGGTCGATCGACCAAGTGTTGCCCGCTCCGCTTGTTGCGCCGTCGTCGATAATCGAATGCAACTCTTCACTCAGCAGATGCACTTCCGACTTATTCGCAGCCATATCCGTGCCGATGGCAGTAACGAACGCCTCCAAGCGTTCTACAAAGTCCGTCATAATATTCTCCTAGCTAGGGGTGGTTACCTTGGAAAGTAACTTTTACAAAGGCTCTATAGCACCACTACTGCCGACGCGCAAGAATTACTTGCGAGAGTAACCGACTATGCAACGACCAAATTTATAAGTGCGGCATCAGCGCCCTTCCCATTTGCGGCAGCTATGACGAACTGGTACGTGCCCGCTGTAGCAGGTGTGCCGGTGATGGCCCCGGTGGCGGTATTAATCGAAAGCCCCGATAGTCCCACCGGAAACTGCGCCGAATAACTCGTTGGAGATTGGGTGGCGGTGATCTGATAATTATAGGCGACGCCATGAGTGGCCCCGGGCGCATTGTAAGCGTTCGTGATCACTGGCCGCTGCGCATCATTTGGCGAGCCAAGATACCAGCCAATATCCGCGATCGCTAAGTTATTCCCGGCGAACCCCTGCTGCCAATAGGCCACAAGGCATTGGTCGGTCTGGTGTAATTGGGAGCCAGGACCGGCCATGCTGGCGAGATTGACGCCGTTAACGCCCTGCGGGCGAACGAAATAGCCGATGAGGTTATTGTTGTGGTCAAGGACTTCCATCAAATTGAAGGCGGGGTCTGTGGTCCCATTACCCGCCAAATATGAGGTATTGGCGATGGTGTACCAACCATTCGCCGTGACTGCCGCAAATGGCGTAACGTAGGAATTTAGCCAATAATTCATGGCGCCCGCATCGCCACCATACGAAAACCCAATATTCACCGTACCGGCTATCGTGACATAGAAATCTATGCACGCCTCTAATGAGTAATTCGCGCCGGTGTCCGGGCTCATGTCCAGTTCAAAAGCGATATAAGTTGGGGCAATGGGGGGTGCCCAAGCGCCCGTTCCTGTCGCCTGTATCCACATCGTTATCGACTGAGTGAACCGGCCTGGGTATGGGTATTGTGTAGTGACGAAATCCCCGGAGGCCGTGTTCCCATAGTTCATCCCGAACATTAGGTCATAGGCGCTCCCGTCCGGGCCAGTTACAACGGCGAAATTGTTACCCCCCAGAGGAGGCGCGGGGAGAACTCCGACCGGGCTTGCAGCCCCAACCGCATATTGTGCAATCGTAGCTGGCGGAGCTGTATATTGGAATACCTGACCCGGCCCGAGGTTTGTGCCCGTAGCGAAATTCTGCAACCATTGCCAGTTAAGGGGAGGCGCCGCCGTCCCCGCCAATAACGCACGCTTTCGGGCCGTCAACGAAGTCATTGAAATTACACTCCACTCTAAACTAATGTCGCAGCTTCCAAGGCAACATTCGTGCCCCCGTTATTCAACCAAGAAATTGTAAGGGTTTGCCCGGCACTCGCCGCGTTATAGGTGATTGTGTATTCTCCTTGGGAACTTCCAGATAAAGAAGTGTCCACATACGGTGCGGCGCTCCCGTCGCTCAATGTCGCGGTCAGCATCCCGTTGCAGTTGTAGGTAGAGACATAAATGGTTAGTGTGCGAGGCGTTGTACCGGCCGGAACAGTAAAGGATAGCCCCGTGCCGGTTCCGGCTTGTACATAAATGCCGTTCGCCTCTGCTGTGGCGGCGCTGTTGGGCGCCCCGTTAGTCCACGTAAAGGTGACTGGATTTCCGCCGTAATATGAAAGACCCGCCCCGACTCCGATGGCGTTACTGATTTTACCCCCGCCTGTCGAGCTGTCAGTGAACCCGGGCGCGACGCCGCCGAACCCCCACGACGCCCAATCTGTGATACCCAACGCAGTTAAATTGTAGTTCCCAGCAGGGGTTGCAAAGGCCCCGGAAAGTGCGCCCGCGATTGGGTTATTCGAGAGGCGCGATAAATATGCCCGCCTTCGAGCCATTACGGATGGCACTACTAGGGCACCCCGATAAGCGTTAATGTAACGGCCGAACCTTGGGCCACGGGAATCCCGACAGTGCCAGAGCGCACCTTGAGATAGCTGATCCCGAGCCATTGCACGGGGCTACTCAAGACGACCACCTGCGAAGCCGCAACGATGGATGTAACTTCCGTACCAGCGTCAGTGTACAACTCAAAATAGTTGACCCCATCGACCGAGGCTTGGTAGCTCAATCCTGCCGCAGTCCATCCAGCAGGCACCAGAATGCCAAAAAGTCTGGTAGTCCCGAGAGCAACGGGGCCAGAGAGCGACTGGCCGCTGGCAATCGCAGCAGAGAATAATTGAGCCGGTCCCCCGCTTGCGAATACCTCCGCAATCTCTCTACCGTCTGTTGTTAGTCCCATCTTATTTCCCTTTGCGCGTGGCGCCCTTGTGGAAATTCGGACCGCCGGGGGCAGCGCCCTTTTTGCGCGCTATCGCCCCGATAACCCCGCCGGGCACGCCTTGTGCCTTGAGTTGGGCAGCTCTGCCGCCCTCCCCGAGTTTGTTGCTCTTGCCGTGGAAAGAGCCAGACTTCTTAGTGCTCGCCATAACTTACCTACGAAAGTAACTGTTAGCTGGCGGTCTTGAGCACCGCGTAGAGTGTCACCGCAGGCGCCAGAACGTTCGTAACGATGCCCTTGAACATCTGGCTCGTGCCAGTCGCCAAGGTGAGCGTACCAGTAACGGTGACACCGTTCGTAGGGCCAGCGGTAAACGTGGCTGCGCCCGAATTTAGGTTCTGGACAATCAAGTCGAAAGACGACCCAACTTGTGCATTCGGGATCGCCGCGATGATATTCGCCGCCGTGTCAAGCGTCGGTGCCGCAGTGGTGCCCCCTGAGAAGGTGACGATGCCATTAATCAGCGCAGCAGCGAGGAGCGCTGGGGTAAGGCCAGAACCAGCAGGGGTAAGAGCGAACGAGTTCGCGAGCACGGCTTCGCTGGCGAGAAGCATTTCTGCGGCAGTTTCGGAACCGGGGGGAGACGCAAATTGTGAAGGCATGATGTGTTTCTTTCTCTAGCTTGAAGTTTGGGAACTCGTTAAATATTCCCGGTTCGGACGCCCCCAAGGGACCATGAAGTGGACACGTCAGGGAACAAGTCTTTCCCCGCCGTATCATGCTCCGCATGAGCCTTCTTCGAGTAGTCACGCGAGACCCGGCGCTGGATTTCCCCGCCGCCGGTAATCGTTGTCATTGCGCTCATGCAGGGCAAGTCTTCGATCTTGTGACCTTTGCCGCCTGCGCCTTGTCGGTCGATCTTCATTTTACTCTCCCATACTTACCTATGGAGGTAAGTCTCAGGCCATCCCGTACATTTCGGCATATTGGAGGTTCAAATCGCCCACGAGAGTACCGGCGTTGCCAGTGATGACAACGACGATCGCGGCGCTATCGGCCATAGCAAGCGCTTGAGCAGCGGTCGTGCCCTGGTGGGTCGTGCCAACGACAGTACCCTCATTGAGAAAGAGCTGCGTGTTGACGCCCGTGCGAACGATGCAGCCATTCATGTTCCAGCCGCCGCCGCTCTGGGCGACAACGCCCGTGGTCAGGAGCGTGGTGCCCCCAACGACAGCCTGCCCCACAACCGGATTGATCGGGTTGAGGATCGCCTTGAGGGTCTTATTGTCGCCGTTGACACCAAACAGGCCCGATGCTTGGAACGCCAGTTCGGCAATTTCACCCACCAGAGGGCCAAAGATGTTGGCGGGCACCGTCAAGATTGCCAGCACATTGTCATTGGTAATCGAGCCGGGGGCACTCGCACCCGTAATTCGTTGGATAGAAAACTGCGAGTTCATCGCGGCACGATTTAGGTTAAGCGTCGGGCTCGCACTGTCCGCGTCTACGATTGGATTAAGAGACATAGAAATTTCCTCAAATTGGACTTGTGATCCCGAGAACTTTTATCTCAAGAGATTATTGCGATTTCTTAGCGGTAACGCCCGACTCCATCGTGCGCGCGGAGCCCTTGCCAAACATATGCCCCTTGCCCCCGCTCGGGAACTTGCCGCTGTTACCCGCGTCTTCATGCGAAGTGCGGCCTTCAACCGGGGGTCCGGCATGCTGCGGGCCGAACATTTTCGTGGTGCCGCCCTTGGCGAACTCAACCTTTGGGGGATTGCCCTCAACTTTAGGCATGATGTTTCTCCATCTAAGAAGTTAGAAGTTACCTTTACAAGTAACTAGCATACTCGCTCTACTTACGCAAGCTTACTTACGTTTGGAGTAGCTGCCACTTTTTTCGGAAATCTTGCCCTTGCCCTCTTTGGCATTGCCTTTGGACCCAACCTTGCCGCCGCGCTTGAACGCCGGAGCGCCACCACCACCGGGAGCCCCCATTGTCATTGCATCGCCAGCAGCATCCGGGTCAACCGGGGGAGCTTTCGATTTGCCTGCATGTTTACCGCCAAATGGTTTCTTCATAATAATCACTCTTTCTCTCTAGTGTCCCCCAGCGATGCGCGTTCTCGGTCCCGTGTCCTGGGTGACATTGGACCCTGGTTGATTCCCCTGAGCTTGCTGGGCTTGGTCCCCGCCTTGCGAATGCCCAACTTGACCCTGCTGCTGGGCCGTCTGCTGCGCCTGCTTCTGCTGGGCTTCCATCTGGTCGTCTGTGGGCACGATCTGCTCGCCAGGGAGCCCGAGCGTATCCGCCACCGGCCTTAGTATGGCTGCGCGACCTTTCGGCCCGATAATGCCCATGTCGATCGGGTTCGCCGTAGCCGCCAAGAACTCCAATTGACGGGAGCGCTCGGTTTCCTTCTGGATCGCGACACCGACGCCCGAAACTTGAATTTCCTCTTCGCCCGTCAAAAGCTGCGAGTCATCAGTCAGCATCACCATATCGTAGAGCCCGTGCAGCGCCGGGTCGATGACTTCTCGGTCAATGTTGGCTGCGACGGTCTGTAAAATCTTACTAGCATTGCTCATAAGCATCGAGAGCCCCGAGGCAGTGCGCCCCACGGCCCCCGCTTGGCCGCCGGTCATGTATCTGGGCACGGCGCTGTGCTCGTCGGCCATGTTCACAAACTGCGAATAAACCGTGAGAAGCTCTTGCGCATTGCTGTTGGGCTGAAAGAAGTTGATCGCGGGCTGCTGGTTGTTCCCCATCGGGTCGTTGCGCGTGTGCCAGCGCTTCCACGGGTATAGGTCTTCGCCATCTTCGTCGTCAGACAATCTATCGTCGTTGACTTCAACCTGCGGCCCCGAGGCCATCGCCATGTTGTTGACCAATGCCCGGAGCGCCGAATTGGAGGCGTCTTGGATGTCCGCAAGGATATCGGGGAGCCCGTTTCCAACTGGCGTTCCGGGCACCTTCTCAAAGCTCGTCACATAATATTGGTGACGCTTGCGTGGGGAAGGCGCAAGTTGAGCTTTGATAACGTAGGAGCCAATCAACCACGCATTGATGAAATAGTCCCGCACAGGGTCGTCTATTACCTCTGGAGGTAACCCGTAGTCCAGTAGCATCATGCCCTGGACAGTACCTTGGAACTCCAGACAGTTGATCAATCCCGATCGGTTCATTCGCGGGTCTTCCCGGCTCTCATAGACCGCTCTGGAAGAGTCCGTTATATCCCAATCATCACTTATCCCGCCGGTCCCATAGCTCGAAAGCACTTCACGAACCGCGTCGTGATTGTACCCGGGCAGGTCGAGAAGATCATTCAATTCCGACCGTGTAAGCCGGATACGCTCGATGCAGTTCGCGTTCTCGATGTCGGATACGCCTGGCGTCCAGTAAAGATCAAAAGGCGAAACTCTTTGCCAACAGAGCTTGGGAGTATCTGTCGAGACCGCTTTGGGGGGTGCCCCGGGCTTGTCGCTTTTCCAAACAACCTCGGGGAGTATCCGAACAGTCGGCCCCTTGATGGCGGCATACGGGAAAAGTGGCAAATCAACAATGAACTCGGCTAGGGCTTTATAGAACCCGCCCTCGGTCAAAATCTCATCGAGCTTCTCTTCGGCAATGCGAGCCTGCTCGGCCGCTTTCTTCTTCGCAGCCTGGCGCGCGGCCTCCGTGAGCATCGTGAACCTATCACGAATTGCGCCAGGATCGGCTGGCTGCCCCGCCTGCATCGCACCCGTTATTTCCGAGTCAATAAGCTGTTGTATGGCTGTATGAATTGCCTGCGGCAATTTGGGGTCTTGATCCGGCTTAAGCCCCCATGGGCGATCTGTCCCCAGATAAACATCACGTAAGAGCGAACTGGCGCCACGCGACTTGATCGCCGTGATCCGCGCGAAAATCTCCGAGCCGCCAAACTTGCGTATCTCACGAAGCTGATCCGGATCGTATTGTCCGTTGAATGATCGCATCGCACGCAGCAAGCGCTCCGCCCAACCGGACAGCGGATTGTCCCGATGGAGGCGCATAAGCTCGTATTGCGATCTGATGTACCCCGCGAGCCGGTCGATATCTGTGGGGGTGTAAGTCTGTGCGCGCGCGGAAGCTGCCGCTTGGGCGGCCGCTTTATCCATGTCCGCATTGGACATAGCTCTTAATATGCCACCACTTGGGATTGCTTGCGGCATTGAATTGGTGTACACCCGTTACCAGCGAAGGTAACTAGCCTTATAGAAACTTGTAGTGGCATTGTCAAGAGAGTAACATGGCGACCCCCCAAGATACTGCTACTCCCCAAGAAAAGCTGCGCATGTTCATCACGGACCTTGCGCAAGACATCGTTCCCTTAGAGGAACTCTTGGTCAAGTACAGTTACTCGATCGGCTTTTTCACCCGTGTAAATGCGCTTCCGGCTTTCCAAAAACGTCTCTCCGAAGAGCGGACGGCGTGGCTGGCTGTAGACAACAGAGCGAAGCGCGTCAAATTCCAGGCTGGCGCAGCGGTAGAAAACCTTCTCCCGGAATTAGGCGGCATGTTCCTCGACAGAACGCTACCCGCAAGGGATCGTCTCGAAGCAATCAAGCATCTGTCCAAGCTTGCGGAGTTTGGCGGGGATAAAGCGGCAACGGGCGGCGAGAGTGTCAGCATCATAATCAATCTGGGAGAGGACAAGAAGCTGGCGTTCTCCCATGCCTTGCCTGAAAAGGTAATAGAGCATTCCGATGCCTAACATAAACTACACGGCGTCGCCCACTTGCGCAAAATTTATGAAATCCGAGAGCTTCGGACGGCTCATCGCAGGGCCGGTCGGCAGTGGCAAGACGACTTCGACAATCATGGAACTGATACGGCGCTCGTGTGAGCAAACGCCCGGCAAGGACGGCCTGCGCCACACAAGATTTGCAATCGTCCGGCAGACACTCTCGCAGTTGCGCCAGACCGTCTTGAAAGACATTCAAGACACCCTAGGCAACGCGGCAGACTGGCGCGTCTCCGAGAGCACTGTCTACGTCTCCATGGGGGATGTTCGATCGGAATGGCTGCTTTTGCCCCTTGAAGACATCCAAGACCAGAGACGGTTGCTCTCGTCGCAGCTCACAGGGGCGTGGATTTCGGAAGCGATCGAGATCGACGTAAACCTAGTCGCTGCAATCTCCGGCCGGTGCGGGCGCTATCCCTCCGGCAACATGGGCGTGCCGACATGGTTCGGGATGCTGGCCGACACGAACATGCCCAGCGAGGGAAGCCCCTGGTGGCAGTTCATGATCGCAGCGCCGGTAGATTGGCAGATGTTCTATCAGCCAAGTGGCTTAAGCTCGCTGGCCGAAAACCTCAATCATCTCGTCCAGACCCCCGAAACGCTAAAACTCCCGATCGACCATCCCGATCGAATTGCCCAAGGCCGCAAATATTACGAGCGCTTGGAGCGCAACAACAATGCGGATTGGGTGCAGCGCTATGTGCATGCGAAGTTCGGGTCTGACCCTTCGGGCTCCGCAGTATTTCGGGCGTCGTTCAAACGCTCATATCATGTGGTGGACAAGCTGGAACCCGTACCGGGCAGGCTTTTGGTTGTCGGACAGGATTTCGGACGTGACCCTTGGGCGATCATCACGCAGCTCGATCACCGTGGGAGGTTCTTAGTTCTCGAAGAAGTTCCCGCCGATGATATTGGGCTCCAGCAGCACATTCGCGGAGGTCTTCGTCCGGCACTCTTCCAAGAACGCTACCTCAACCGGCCCGTCATCATCGTGGGCGACCCAGCGGGCATATCGAAAAACTCGCATTACGAAGAGAACAGCTTCGACCTGCTCAAAGCAGAAGGTCTTCACGCGATGCCCGCCCAAACGAACCGGCTGGAGCCCCGGCTGCGCGCCGTGGAGCATTTTATGCTGGGACAGGTGCAGGGCGACCCTATGTTTGTGATCGACGGGCAGCGGTGCCCGAAGTTGGTCCAAGCGCTCGATGGCGGCTATCGCTTCGGACACACGAAAGTCGGGGAGAAAAAGCCTTCGCCGGACAAAAATTCATTCTCCCACATAGCTGATGCTCTCCAATATTCAGCCCTCGGCTGTAGTGGGGAGATGCACGGCTATCTAGTGGGGCGCGTCATGAACAAAGGTAAGGAGCGCCGCCGCCCGCAATTCAGCTCTCGCGCGTGGACTTGATCTCTTACGCGACTGGTTCACTTCCCGCGTGACCGCTTCTAAGTGATCCGGGCACACGCACAAACTAAAGTGGCAATTGTGATCGCGGTGATGGCCGGGCGGGCAGGGCTTCTTCCCAAGGACATCATGCGAGAACCGATGCGCCCGAACGCTCTTACTCTTATATGAGAACGTGCCATACCACTTTTTATTCCCCCGGCCCCGGCTTCGCGCGCCGGTCCAGAACCAGCATCCGTTGGGGAGGATATCGACGAAACTCATGAAACGTGCAATGTCAGCCTCGTCGCACATTATTTAAACCACTCCATAATGTGAAAGACGATAACATAGGCCATCGCCAAGCATACAGCATACTCCACTATGCAACCTCCACACGCGCAGCCACGGGGGCATTGGGCTGATCTTGGTATTTCCCGCGATAAGGGAGTATCGTAGGATGATCTAGCCACTCGAACTTGACCTGGCACAATGGGGCTCCAGCCTCAAATTCTATGCGGTAGCCCCCGTGGTTCACTAGCTCGACCGTCAACCACCCTTCCCATCCCGGATCGAGATGCGTGTTAAAGACGCTCATGAACGCGCGTGCGTGCGTAGATTTGTCCATCACAGACCCGCAAATATTATCGGGCAGGACGAACCGCTCCATTGTGCTCGCAAGCGCCGCCTCACCCGAAAGCAAGACCAAATCCTGCGCTATCCGGCAATCATACGAACATGCCGAAAGCCCGAATGACCGGCCCCCAACGACACCGCGCTCCACGAAGGGGGATATGAGGGGCCAATCCCCTTGCGCCAAACGCCGGATGGTTTGTGCTGAAAGCACACTCATGTCACCCCCCCAAAAAGTTACTTCCAAAGGTACTTTAATTCCAAAGATCGTAAGCGAAAATAAAGGTGCTGGCCCGAACCCAGACGAGCCACTCCACTACGAGGAGGGTGCAGATCCGGAACTTCATGCTGGTTCATCCTCTAAAGCTGGCCGGGGCACATCTCGATTGGTTTGCCGATGTAATGCGTCATGCTGCGCCTGCGCCAAAGCGGAAATGAGCCCGATTGTATTGTGGGATGATAAATCCCAACCAATCTCTCTGCCCGGCGTGATGTAGGCTACTGCAACGGCGACATATTCCCCGCGCATAGCCTCCGCCAAAGCCCCCCTCAAAATCCTAACTACTTCCTCGTCGGGTTCACCAGGCGGTAGGGCGGCGCCGCCATAAATAGCCACAATATTGTCGTTCATGGGTGCTCACCCCACCAGTTCAAATATGTCTTGGCGTAAGTCTTCGCCAACCAAATGATCGCCCAGCCAATGAACACGGCCATGACCGCAGACAGAGCCAACTCACCCCAAAAATTCTTCATATTACCTCCAAAGGTAACTTAGAGCGCTGCCAACTGTGTCGTCAGCGTCGCAATGTTATTGCTGATGATCACAATCGCGGCGTTGAGCATCGTCGCAGAGTCCGCCACCGAAAATGGCACCTGCTGTCCGATGTTCGTGGGCGTCGCGCCCGTGAGCAGACTGATCCCAACAATCTGCGCATTGTTGGCAACTGCCGATTGGAGCTGCGCTGCAAGCGTTTGGAGCGCTTGTATCTGCGCCGCGAGCTGCCCGGCCAGTATCCCTTGCGCGACCGTCGCCATTAGCTGATCTCCTCGGGCATGGCCTGGTTCTTACCGTCCGAGGTAACTGGCTCGTTCTTCCAGCTACGGGGCACGATGTTGATCTTGGTTGTCTGCCACGCACCAACAAACCTGAGATCGGGCACCATGCCCAGCGATATCCACAGCCGCCCGCTCCACAGCAACTTGATCCGTTCGCGCACGCTCAACTTAAGAAGCGTGTTGATCCCCACGAGCTGCCTGTCCTTCGGAGCATCCTCGGGGAACAGCGCCGATACCGGCTCTGCGTAACCAATCTTGATCTCGATATCTCCAATGTTCGCCACTACGCGCTCTCTTTCTCTAACTCGACTACTTTAAGTTTTCCGACTCTCATTGCTCCAACGCGACCCGGCTCAACGAACCAGCCCGCACCCTGCAAATTCAGGTCTTCCACACTCACAAGCGGGTGTGACGTTCCACCCCCGCGCATGATCTTCACAAATCCATTCCCCCACCCCGCATACAGCTCCTCCCCCCGCCGGAACAATTTGCACTGACGATAAACGCCCTTGCTACGGAGGATGCACTGCGCGTCTTCAATAATGTGGAAATAATCCATCAAACTCTCATGTTGTCCTCTGATGTTACTCTCTGAGGTTACCTCAAGAGGTAATCTCTTCATCGGCAGGAATAACATCTCCCCCTACAGGGTCGTAGTTATCAAAGGGAATGTTATCGTGCCGATTGCGCCGATTGTGCAGCAACCACTCAAGCACTTGATCCTCAAAATAATAGATCAAGCGTCCGACCTTCACATAATCTGGACCTGTCCTCTTGACCCGCCAGTCGTTAAGCGTGAACGGCGATATCTCCAATAGCTTAGTGACTTCCAAGGGAGTGAGCAGGCGCATGCGTTCACGCAGATGACGCCCCAGCTCGTCGCCGTCCACGAGCGTTTGCACGCTCTCTTTCCCCTTTATTACGTTCGCCATCTTATACTCCCAATCTATACACACCATACACTATAAAGTTACCTTGTCAAGTAATAAAATGGTAATAATCAGATAATAATTTGATCATAGTAATCTGCAAGTTGCTGGAGGGCAGCGCGATGCTCGGGGATGTAGCGAGTTCGGTTGTAGACACTCTCGATCGGATCGTGCAGGTGCGTGTGACCGAGCACGTTTTGATGCGGCGGGCCTCCGCATAGATCGTCATGAGGGTGGCGAGGGTTAGGGCGGGCAGCGCTGGACTATGGGAGCCCTCTCGAAAGGCGTTTCGGGCTTCCTGGGCCTTCTGACGGGCTTGGGCGAGACTTGTTTGGGGGTAGGTGCCTAGGGGGATGCGCTTGCGGGTGTGACTGTGGGTTGTCAGCAGGCTCCAGATCGGATCGTGGTGCGAAGCGCGGAGCACTAAGCCGGGGCACGCCCCGTCCCGGAGTTCTAAGCGGGCGCCTTGTGGGTTCTTGGCGAGGGCACGCGCGATCGAGGCGGTGATGAGGGGGGTTATGATCTTGGGCATTTGTGGGGGGTCTTTTGGGGATTTCAGGGGGTTAAAAGTTCTCAGATAGTGGAAGAGCACGTTTGGGCAGTTTTAAGGGGTGTTTGGTTGGATTTCAAGGGGTTAGAGGTTTTTAGGTTGTGGGGCTTAGAGGGGGTTTTATGCGGGCCGGTCAGATATCCGAAGTGGGTTTTAGAGGGGGTGAGGTACTCGATGGGGTTATCCGGGGGACTTACGATCGTTTGAGTTGTCCGGGTTTTAGAGGGGGGTGAGGTGCTTGGTGCTATTTGGGTATAATCTGGTGCTATTGCGAATTTGTAGGTTCTATATGTGCGACCCCTAAAAGGGCCACGCCCCCCACCGCCACCCTTGGTCCATATGGGGCGCCGGTCTTACCTCGAAAGGTAACAGCATATCCCCTCCCCGGGGCTCTATTGTGGAAGGGAAACCTCCCCCGGCCCAAAGGTTCCAGGGTCACGCATCAGGGCTCCATCTTCGCCCAAGAACCGCAGTCATGCCAGACTGACACGAGGCCAGCGGTCCGATTGTCTTACAATCAGCCGGAAGCGACGCCTCGCTAAAGTGGAAACCCCGCGATGAACGGGACAGAACCCAAGTCTTACCTTGGGGCTGGCATGGTGGCAAAATAGCAGACGGGAAGCAAAACCCCTGCGAATATGCCGCGTTACTCTGCAAGAACCCCCCTAACTAGGGTTGCTCGCCATGTTTACAGGGCGGCAAGCGGTGCAAATCCGCGCGGCGGGGTTCTTGCACGGTAACACTGGAAAACCCATAAGGGTTAACCCTGTTACCTTTCAAGGTAAACGACAATGGGAAAAACACTTAGAGCCGCGAAGCTTGCGCAGTCTTTCGTTCGCTTGGAACGTAAAAGCGTGACAAGTTTAGAGATTGCCGCACTAGGGCGTAAGCACGAACGCGAAATCAAGCGTGATGCTTACTATGCGGCACGGCGCGAAATGATCGAATTACTGGACAAGCAAATGGATGCGGTGACGCGCGGTTTGCTTGCAACTAAGGTTGCGCCTGGCACCGCATACGGTGCGCGTGATCTGCAAACCAAAAAGGCTCGCGCTCTCTCGATGAACTCTTGGCGCGCATGAGTTTCGATTGGGTTATCTCCGTCGGAATTTGTTTGCTCACTTGGGCAGGCGCTTGATTATTGGTTGCGACCTTGGCATGGAAATTGCTAGGCCGCAACCAATTGTGGCAAAATTATGTGGATTTACACAATCGGCGCTTGATTATTGGTTGCGACCTTGGCATGGAAATTGCTAGGCCGCAACCAATTGTGGCAAAATTATGTGGATTTACACAATC